CGAGGAGGATGGCTAGTACGGGGTCGCGGATGATGTTGGAGATGAGTAGGGCGGCGCCTCCGAGTAGGAGTATGGCGCCCCAGATGTGGACGAACGCGGTGGGGAGGGTGGCGTCGATGGAGTTGGGTTGGGGTCCGCCGAGGGTGATTCCCAACCCGGAGAGGGCGCAGACGGCGGCTCCCCATACGGCGTAGGGGTGCCTCTGTCCGACGGGGGTGAGTGGGTCATGCATGGGCGTGGGCGCGGAGGTTGACGGCTGACCGTAAATGTAGGGCGCCGACCCAGCCGTAGACGATGACGCCGGTGAATGGGACGGTGCGATTCAACGGGGCGGAGAACGCGATGCCGACTGAGAGGCCCAAGTAGGGGAGGGCGGCGGCGGCTTTAACTTTCCACTCCAACCGTGGCCGCATGGGCGCGAGTTGCGCGAGGCCGAGGAGGATGAACAGGGTGCCGTGGACCCACCACGGCGCGATGGTGCGGGGTATGACGAAGGAGGGGCCGGAGAAGCGGGTGGCGCCTCCGGCGAGGATCGCGGCGCCGAGGAGTACGGCGAGGGTGGGTGGCCACGCGAGCCACGGCCGGGTCACCATGGGCGGGTTGAGCAGACGACGTGGCCGGGTGCGCCGTGCCCGTCCCAGTCTTCGGCGAACAGGGCGGGGAGGTTGAGTGCTGTGAGGGCGTCGTCGGCGATGGCTGCCCAGTCGTAGGGGGTGCCGAGCATTGTGGTCGCGAGCTCGGTGATGGTGGCGCGCTGTAGCGGCGTTTTGGGTTGCTCAGCGTTGCCTACGGTGTGAGGGTCGCGAATGTACCTGCGGAGGTCGGCCCAGCCGACGCCGCCGGGTTTCCCTTCGACACCCCACGGGACGCCATCCGTGGTGTGGTGGACGACGACGACGTGGTTGTCGAGGCCGGTTTCGCCGGTGAGGACCCCGCCGATGTTGACGGCCTTCTCCATAAGCGATATGGAGGTGCGGACGGCGAGGACGTCACCGGGGGCGATGTCGGGGCTGGTCAGCATTCGGTGTCGACCCCGGTGATTTTAGGGAGGGGGTCGAGGTAGATGCCGGCGACGGCCGCCGCCCGGTCTGGTGTGACGGGTCTAGCTGTGAACGGTAGGGGTTCCCCCCTGAACCAGACGGACACGACCCGGCCGTCATGTAGTTCGATGCTGAGGGTGTCCATGCTGGCGAGGGTGGTGCCTGGGGGTGTGGGGGGGCGGCGTTCGGGCCAGGCGACGATGAACACGGCCCGCGCGGTTTGCCTGGCTAGGAGGCGGGCGGCGCGTGTCAGTAGGCGCCCGGCTCGGGCGCTGACGGTTCGTGTGAGGGTCATAGCCCGAGCGCGGCGGCCCACGTCTTGTACGCTTTCGTGCGTCTCGTCGCGGCGCCGGCTTTCTGGGCGTATTCGAGGTCGGCGGCGTTCGGGGTCAGGGTCGTCGGTGTCGGCGCGGGGGCTGTGTTGGGCACGTAGCTTGTGGCGTCACCCTGCTCATGCAGCAATTGGTCGAAGTCTGTGAACGTGATGTCGCAGTACCCTTTGTCACCCCACGAGTCGCCCCACGAGTTCGCGATCCTGAACTTCTTCGCGTCGACGTCGACACCGGCGAGGGTAGGTTCATGCCCGCCCCGGACGTTGCCGGTCGGGTGGATCAGCCCGGACGAGTCGGGGTTGTCCATGCCCTCATACCAGTTGATGCCGGTCGGCATCGGCCCGGTCTGCAAACCTGTGATGACGGCGTCGATGGACAGTGCGTGGACGTAGCCGGAGATGAGGCCCCGTTTCTGGACGACTTTCGCGGCGGAGACACCGTCACTTCCGGTGTCGTCGGGCTCCCACGCGCCGGGGTACGGGTCGGTCCTCGTGGTGTCCCGGTACAACTGGACGGCGTACGCCTCATTCAACGCTGCCTGCACCGATGCTGGGAGGGTGTCCCAGTAGGGGTCTGAGCCGAGGGTGAGGGTCGCGGAGTTGGCTGTGCAGCTTCCGATGTTGCCCTGGTCGAGGATTGCGATGCGCTGGGGCCACAGTTGGGTCTTGGCGAGGGCGGCTCGGGGCCGGATGGCGTAGGCGAGCGACCGGGGGTCGTGGTTTACGTGACGCCCGAGCCGCTTGCCCTCTACCCGCTGCTCCTCAATGATCCGGTTCACTGGGTCGCGCCCGTCGCCTTGGGTGACACCGTCAAGGTTCCCTCATATTCCGGCAGGGTCGACGTGAGCGTGTCGGTGATCGCTTTCACCTGATCCGCCGAGAGGGTCGCCGTGGTCGGGTTGTTCTTCAACGCGGTCGTGACGGCTTGAATGGCCTGGTCGGCGGTCAGCGGCGCGGGCTGCGCCTTGACGACGCCAGTCAGGTCACCGATCGACTGCCCGGTCGCGACGTCCATAGATTTGATGCCCTGCTGGGTCGCGGCTAGGAGCCGGTTCCGGCCCTCGTTGGACGCGAGGACTTCTTTCACGGCCAGGGTGGCTTGGTCGTGCATGAGGGTGGTGAGGCGCGCCCATTCGGCGTCTGTCAAAGGCATGTCTGCTCCCGTGAGTCCGAAAACGGTGCGGAATTGGTCGGCGGTGCCGAGGAAAGCGTTGTGGTCGCTGGGCCCTGCTGGCGGGGCTGAGCGGGGCCAGTCGGGGGGTGCGGGCCACTGTGTTGAGCCGTCGGAGTATTGCCAGCCGTCCCACGGTCCGGGGGGTGCGACGGACGAGTACCCGGCTTTGATGACACCCAACCAACTAGGCCGGTTGGGGTAGATGCTGCTGAGGTCGCCGCTGTTGCCGTACACCTTCACCCGCTGCTTCGACAGGCGCCCGGCGAGGATGTCGGCGAGGGCGGTGATCTGGTTGGAGTGGTCGCCGCCGATCTGCCCGCCCCACGACTCCACGTCGATCATGGCCGTGAAGTGGTCGTCGACTTGCGCGAGGGAGAAGAACAGGTCGGCTTGGGTTTGCTCGCTGCCGGGGTACCACACGAGGTACCCGCAGTGGCCGAGGGTCAACTGTTTGCCGGGGCCCGCGTTCTGGTGGCACCAGCCCGTGTTGCCGCCGATTTTCTTGTCCACGTAGGACGTGCCGAGGCAAACACGGTACGCCGCGAACTGGTACGGGTAGGTCGCCGCGTAGGTCGCTGACTGCCATTCGGACCAGTCTGTCCAGAAGATGATGCCGCCGGGGAGTGTGGTGGGGCCGAGGGACGGTTCGGGCGCGGCGGTGAGGTGTGGGCGGCCGACTGGCCTGCCGTAGCGTGCGCCTTCTTTGATTGGGTGGGCTGCGACGTCGGCGTGGCGGGGTCCGGTGTCGGCCAAGTGTACTTGCTGCCCTTGGTAGGTGCCCGCTCCGGTGATGGCTTCGGAGGCGTGCATGTCGCCTTCGCAGACGGGGCAGTGGATGGTTTGTTCGGCCACGGTTAGGAGTGTGAGCGGCCGCGTCCGGGGTCGGCCCCGTTAGACTTGCGTACACGGCCGGGTCGGGTTGAGGCGGCCTCACAGGAGTCGGCTCCTAGCCGCTGGGACTCGCTGGTCCGTCCTTCTCTCAGCGGTGAAGGCCGGGCGGTTCCTGGCTGACACGGGTTTGATTCCCGAGCGACCCGGCCGCCTACAGCCTGAGTTGCAGGGTCACGGTGTCGAGGTCCCACGTCCACGGGACGGGTATCCCGCCTAGGTCGTCGGCGCACACGACGAGCCCCACGTAGGCCCGGCCGTCGGGGCACGTCGTCAACCCGTCAATATCGAGGCTCGTGCCGCCGACGGGTGACGTGACGGCCGCCGCCACCCAGTCCTGGTTGGCGCCGTCGTTGACGAAACAATCCCCCGGCGTTGTGCCGTACACCGTCGTCAACGTCGTGTTACCCCAACCGTCGACGGAGGTGCGGATGGTCGCGGCTGCGAGCCACTGGTCCCCCGCCGCCGTGGGGAACACGTCCACTCCGGGTGTCGGCGAATATGGCTGCCCGGTGGGGCAGTACGCGACGGGGGTGGAGGAGTAGGCCCGTTCGGTGACCCGCAACGACCCCGCCCCGACGATGGGTGTCGCCGTGTTCGCTGTGACGGTACCGGGGAGGCCGTAGGCGGGTAGGGTGACCCACTGCCCGACGCCGGTTTCCATGCCGCCGTTGGCGATGACCGTCGCGGCGTACGTACCGGGCGGTAGGCCGGTCAACGTCCGGTTCGTGACCTGCGCTTCGAGCCGCGTCAGGCGCTGATGCATGGACCGCAGCAAGGCGGCGGTGGACGGCGGTTTCGGGTACGCCGTCACCGAGGGACCCCCTGAGCGATGGATTCGGGGGCGATGGTGACGGTTATCGTGTCGTTGCCTTCCTCGTCCACCGCGACGCTGACAGCGGTGATGAGACCCACGATTTCCGCGCCGTACCGGTACAGCCCGTCACCCCTCGGGATGCGGGTCAGGCAGTGATCCCCTGGCAGGTACTCCCCCAACTGTGGCGCGGCGGATGCCGCTATGGAGGCGATGGTGAGGGTGAATGTTTGCAGCGGCATCCTGGTCAGCGCGAGTTTCCCTCTCGCGTGCGCCGCCAGCACCGAGGGGGTGGTGATGTCGGAGAACGATTCGGCGGCTTCCATGCGCGGGTACCCGGCGACTCTCACGGTGGGGTCGTCGGCGGTGTACCGGGGTGGCTGGGCGTTCGCGGGTGAGCCTTCTTTCACGGCTCCGGTGGTGTAGACGGTGGACGCGACGGTTTGGCCGTCCTCCGTCCAGCCGTAGTCGATGGTGTCGACGTCCATCTCGAACACGAGCTGCGACGTGGGGTAGGTTCTGCCGAGGGTGGGGTAGCCGAGTTGCAGCGCGCGGCGGACGACGGAGCCGACGCCGTTGTCCCAGTACGGGACCCACCTGAAGTCGAACCCGCCTTCCAGTGCGGAGAGTTCTTTCAGGCGTTGCCCGACTGGTGCGCCGTCCGCGCCCAGGTAGGACCGGTCCCGCCGAACCCCGGACACTGTCGTCCCGGTGTAGGTGGGGTTCAGGGCGACTCCTGTTTTCGCGTTCGCGTACTGCACCAGCGACCGGGCTATCGCCAATTGGTCGACCTGCTTGTAGTTCAAGTCGGATGTGATCAGCACGTGCGCGTCGAGGTATGACTGCGTGTCGCCCACGTCGAGGCGCATCGTCCGGGTCGAGGCGGTGTATTGGCGGCCCCAGATGGTGCCGCCGAACATCAGCGAATCGCCCCGGTTCACGAGAATGCTTGTGCGGACGCTTCCTGTGAGGTCGACGGCGGACGGCGCCTCGTCGAGGATAAGTTCGCATTGCAGCGTCGCGGCGTCGTTGACGCGCAGGTCGTACTGCACCGACCGCAACGGCAGTTCCGCCAACAGTCGGCCGGTCGCCCGGTCCGCCGCCAAATAGGTGTACTCCGTCACTATCCGGCGCCGATGTCCTCAACGAGCAGGTGGTCATTCCCCGCCGCCGTCCGGTACCCGCCCGACGTGGACGCGGTCTGGATCCGCCACGTCGCCGTCCGAGTGGACGTGGCTTGCATGTACAGGACGGCGGTGCCGACCAGGGTCTCCCCCACGTTCAGGCCGTTGCTGTAGGCGATGAACAGCGCCCCGCCCTGGTCGTCGACGACCTGAGCTCGGGACGTGCCGGCGGCGGTGACTTGGATGCCGTTGTGGACGGCGGTGACCCGGTACCGGCGGCCGATGGTGACGGGTGCGGTGGCGGTGATGACGTCATGCCATGCGGTGGACGCGTCGACGAGCGTGGGTGGGCCGGTGGTGGCGGTGAGGTAGCCGAGGGGTGACGGGTTGGACGGTGTCCGTACGTCGGTGATGTTCCCGGCGACGATGCTCGTGGAGCCGGGCGCGACTGTGACCCGTGCTAACGGGAGCTGGTTGGCGGTGAGTGGTGTGAGCGCGCCGCCGGTGCCGCCGGGTACGGCGATGATGTGCGCGAGGTCGGACGCGTCACCGAACGCGGTGTCGAGGACTTCCATGACGATCTGGTCGACCCTGGTTGTGGCTGCGGCTGCGGTGATGGGGACGGTGTCGGGGCTGGTGACTTCGACGAGGTATTTGCCGTTGGCGGTGCTCTTCGCGGAGACGATCCCGAATCCGGTGGCGACGACGACGTTCATGGACACGGGTGACGCGGCGGTGACCGAACAGCCGTTGCGGACGATGCCGGGTTGGGTCGCGACCGCGTCCAGCAGGCCACGCATCTCGTCGGCGGTGTAGTTCGCCAAATTCTGGTTGAACAGGGGCCGGCTGACAGTCATCGGGTCACCATGCGTCTCTCCATGTCATGACCGCGTAGGCGGTGCTGTATACGTCCGCCGAGAAGGTGACGGTGTCCTGCCCCGCCGGGAGGCCGAACCATTGCGAGCCTGGGCCCAGCAGGTCGCGGCGGGATTGGTAGCCCATGAGCAGCGCCGCTTTGTTGGCGGTGTCGAGGCGGATGAACTGCCCCGCCGCGAGGGTCGTGATGCGGAGGTAGTTGCCGGACGCGCGGTCTGATAGGAGGAGGCCGTTGCCGGGGCCGTACACGTCGATGATGGGGTCGGTGGTGGTTGTTCCGGCGTTGACGACTTGCATGACGCCCACCCCCGCGCCGGGGGTGAACGAGAACGGGAAGGAGAAGGGGAATTGGAGGTCGCTGTTGAGGCCGCCGGTCTGGTCCAACAGCGTGGCGGTGGAGATGTGGGTGTCTGCGGAGTAGATCCTATGGTCGGCGCACGTCACTTGCGCCTCATACCGCAAACCCCGGTGTTGTAGGGGCGTGATTTTCCAGTCCGCTGACCGTTTGGCGTGCACGAGGTAGTCGCGGTCGGCCATGTGCCCGACGATGTCGACACCGCTGTTCAGGTCGGCCGCCAACCCCCGCAATGTGGCTTTCGCTTTCGCGAGTTGGTACTGGTCGGCCGCCCACGCCGCGCCCGTGAACGTCAACACTCGGGGGCCGTAGAATCCGGGCGGGTCCACCGCGCCGTGCTTCCCCGCGTGCGGCCAGAACGACACGCGGACGGGTGGGGTGTCGTCCCAGTTGATCGACTCCAACGTCCACCTGGTGCCGTCCGCGTCGGTGCCTTGCGAGGTCCAGTCGCCGATGCTGATGTGGCGGGTGAATATGAGGTCTGGGCGGTCCCAATCAACGCATGTCGTCATGGCATCCGTGCCGCCCAGGCGAGTTCGCGGGCGGCGATGACACCGATCTCGTATTCGGACTGCCCGGCGCGGGGGTAGACGTTGACCTGATGGTTCCCGCCGCTGAGCTTATTCCTCTGCTCATCGGTCAGGACGTGCTCGGCCCGGCCGGTGCCGTTGTACGCCACCGTGTAGCCGGGTTGGAGCAGCCCGCCCTGGTCGTACCAGTTGGGGGTGTGCGACATTTCGAACGCCCACGCCGCGCCGGGAGAGCCGTACCGTTCTTTGATGTATTGCAGGCCCCAGTCGACTTGCGCGGCGTAGTCACCGAGGTTGTACGGGTGGCCGTGGCCCAACGCCTGGGGTATGCCGTAGGCGCCGCTGGACTGGTTGACCGCATTCGCGTTCCAGCCCGATTCGTGGTTCCACAGGGCGATGAGGGGCGGCATCTGGTCGGCTGCCCACCCGAACAGTGGGAGGCGGCTGGCTGCGTAGAGCTGCGCGGGCCCGGCGGCTGTCCCACCCGCCGCCTGGACGACGGCCGCGACAGTTTTCTTGTCATCACCGCTCACCCATTGAATGATCTTGTCTCCGAGCATGTGCATGAGCCGGTCCATCATCTGCCCCACCGGGCCCATCCCGCCCAGTCCGGCGTCGGCGGCGGATTCGGCTGCGTGGATGAGAGGCGTAACGGTGGCGCCCAGGGCGCCCCTGACGAGCCCCGCGAGGCCGGACACTGCGGAGCCGACGGCGTTGCCGACCGCGCCGGCCGCCCTCTTGGCGATGTCGATGAGCCCGCCGCCCGCGAAGTGGTCGCCCGCCCCACCGATGTTGCTGGCGCCGTTCAAAGCGGCGAGGCCGTCCGGGCCGAGGATGGACATGCCCCGAAGGTTCACGACACCCTCCCCGGCGGTCGCGAAAATGGGGACGTTGTCACCCGCCGAGCGTGACCCTGGGACTACACCGCCCTCCGCGAAGTGGATTTCTTTGAGTCGCGGCCCGCCGACCACCCCGGCGATACCGTTCCAGATGCCAACGATGCCCTGGTCGTACACGTTTTCGACAACCCACCGGATCGGGACGGCGATGACGTCCTTCACCCGGTTCCACGCCGAGCTCGCCGCTGAGACGACGCCGTTGAACGCCGCTACGACCCCGTCACGCATCCGGCCGAAGAAGTCGACCACGCCGTGCCAAATACTGGCCGCTATCGTCGTCGTCAATCTCCATAGGCTGGTGAACTGCCCGACCGTCAACGCGACGAACCCGGTCACTATGGCGACGGTGTCGTTACGGAGCCGCGTGAAGAACCCGGTGACGTCCCGCCACATTCGGGTCGCGAACCCGACGACGGCGTTCACCCCGGCCAGGAAAACGGCGCGGATCTGCCGCCAATGGCCGATGACGAGCACGACGATGAGGCCGAAGAATCCGGTGAAGATGATCAGCAGGAGCCGCCAGTGGTCGCGGATGAATCCGACGATGGCGGTGAAGACTTGGACGGTGACGCGGCGGATGGTGTCCCAGTTGCGGATGATGATGTAGACGAGTCCGGCGACGGCTGCGATGACGAGGCCGATGGGTCCCATGGCGATGAGCCATGCGGCGGCGACTCGGGCGGCTTGGATGAGTGATTGGGTGCCGAGGAGGATCCACGCCCCGACTTGGGTGGCGGCTGCCGCGACGGCTGCCGCTGCGGTGGCTGCGTAGCCGATGATGAGGCGGGCGCCGACGGCGAGGGTGGTGATGGCGGCTCTGGCTGCTTGGGCTTGGGTGGCGAGCCAAGCTGTGGCGGTGCGGGCGGCTGACGCGACGGCGGCTGATGCGACGGCGACGTACCCTCCGGCGATGCGCCACGACGCGGCTACGGACGCCGCTGCGGCTTGCACCGCCTCAACTTTGTACATGGTCCACAGGACAGCGGTTTCGGCTGCGGACGCGACCGCTGCGGCTCCCGCCGTGGCGTAGCCGACGGCGACGGCGGCGAGGCGGGGTAGGAGTACGGCGCCTATGACCCCTGCGACGACGCCGATGGTGTCGGCGTTGTCACTGAGCCATTTGGTGACGTTGCGGATGGCTTCGCCGGTGTCGTGGACGGCGGGTGCGAAGTCGTCGGCGATGAACCTCGCCGCTGCGGTGACGGCGGGTAGGAGCGCGGTGCCGAGGGTTATTGCGGTGGTGGCGAACAGTTCTTTGACGCGCGCGAATTGGAGGTTGAAGTTGTTTTGCACTTCCGACCAGTCGCGGACGTGGTTGCCGGCTTCGGCGTGCGCGGCGTTGATCGCGGCGATGTTCGCCCGGTAGGTGGCCATGTTCGCGCCGGTCAAATGCAGCGCGACTTGCAGCCCGGTCTGGCCGCCGGTCATGGACGCGAGTGCGGCGGTGAACGTCTGCGCGTCCGGGGCACCGGACTTGAGTAGGTCGTTGAAGCCGTGCGCCCGGTTGTAGGACGTGAGCCATTGCCGGGCGAGGAGGGACTGCTGATCGGACAGCCCCAGGATGTCTCGATGAAATTGCCTGGTGCTGATGGACCCGGAGGTGAGTTCCCCCGCGAACTTCTGCACGTTCGGCGGCAACGCTTGGAACATGCGGTTCGCCTTGTCGGCCGCGATTTGGCTGGTGTTGAAGACGCTGGTCAGGGTGAGCCCGGCGGGGCCCATGTGGGTCATGATGGCGTGGTAAACCTCGTCCAACGTGCCAGCGAGGCCGCGTTTGCCGAGGTCGCGGGCGACGTTGGATGCGTTCAACCCGTATAGGGCCATCGCTTTTGTTTGGCTGGGGAGGGGGTTGCCGAGTCGGAGAATGGCGAAGTTCAGGTTTTGGGTGGCTTGCTGTGCGGAGATGCCTTGCGCGGTCATGGTGGCGATGGCGCCCGCTGTTTCGCCCATGGACAGGCCGAGCGCTGCCGCGTTCGGGAGCACCGAATGCAGGGACGATGCCAGGTCGTCCATGGTCATTTTGCCGTGGCCGACGGTGGCGACGAGTTGGGACATGATGGTCGCGGCCTGCGAGGTGGGTGCGTGCATGTCGGTCATGGCGGTGGTCAGAGCGTTGGCGACGACGCCGGTGTCGGCCATGTCGACTTTCGCGCCTTCGGCGGCGGCGCGCATAATATTCAATGCGTCGCGGCCGTGGAACCCGGCGCTCTCGATCATGTACCCGGCGGATGCGAGGTCTTTCGTGCTGGTACCGGTGTCGCGGGCCAACTGGAGGACCCCGGCGGACACTTCCGCGATCGCGGTCTTCGACTCCCCTGCCGCTGTCACGAGGCGGGTCATTTGCTGCTGGAAGTCGCCCGCCATTTTCACGGACGCGACGGCGAGGCCCGCGAACACCGCTTTCGACCAGAACGAGCCGGACAGGTTGGTGCCGAGGAAGCTGTTGAGTGTTTTGGTGATGCCCTGCCCGAACCCGAGACCGGCTTTCTCGCCCTGTTTCGCGAGGGCCGCCGCTCCGCGTTCTCCTTGCCGCGTGTTTTCGGCGACGAACTTCCCCTCGGAGTCGCGTAGCCGCCCGTCCCTGCCCCTGGTGTACGCGGCTCCGGCCTGTTCGCCTTGCCGTCCGGCTTCGGCTGTGGCGCGGGTCATGGACGCGTCGAGGGGTGTCAGGTCGGCCATGACCTCGATGCGGGCAGCACCAACAACGGGTCCGGTCACGCCCGCCAGTTTCCGGGCGGGCGTCCGGGGTTAGGGGCTGGCTGTACGCTGCACCGACTTAACGACCGGCGCGAACCCGGCGGGGACGGGTTTGAAGAATGTCACGTCGAGGATGGTTTTCTGGCCCGGTTCGACGTTCTGCGCGAACCCGGTGCCGGTGTCGTATTGGGTGGCGTGGGTTTTGTCTTCCGCCGCGACGTCGACGATGTAGTCGGACCGTTTCGTGGAGTGGTTGGTGACGGTGACGGCGAGGTGGGTGATGTCGGCGGCGTCTTTCGTGACTTTCCCGAGGGTGATGTCGGCGGTGGCGTCTTTCGTCGCTACGCCTTTCGATATGGACGTTTTCGGGGTGACGGTGCCGCCGGGTTTGGCGGTGGATGCGCAGGCGGTGAGGGTGGCTGCTGCTGTGAGCGCGGTGAGGGTGGTGAGTGCGGTACGCATTGGGTTGTCCCTTTCGGTCGTTTCTAGTTTGGTGTGCGGTTGCCCCGGCCCCTTCTTCGGGGGTTGTTAGGTCCACGAGTCGCGGCCGAGTAGCCGGTCCACGTCGGTGAGGGTGAGGTTGTGGTGGGTGGTGTCGGGTGTGGTGAGTTGCCATAGGCCGTACCCGATGGCGTGTGGGTCACGGATTCGGGATTTGGTGAGGGTCCAGCCGCGTCGTTGCGCGATGCGGCGTAGGTAGTCCTCGTGAGCTTTGCGCGCCATGCCTGAACTATACGCGCGGGCGTGTCGCTTGGGGTACTAGCGGGAACGTGTTGCTGCTCACATGGGGTTAACGGTCGGCCGCTTCGGATGCTTGCAGCAGCGCTATCAGTTCGGCGTTGGACCACCCTGGAGGGGCGTCCTCATCATCGGGTGTAAATGTGACCCCGGCCTTGAGCCGCCGGGCTGTTTCAGTAACGAAGGTGGTGAACGCTGCCGCTGCCGCGTCGAACATGCGTGCCTTGTCGTCCATCGGCATCGTCGGGGGTGTGTTGAGCCGGCGGAGCCACCGCTCCACCTCCCGCACCCGCGTCTCGTCGGCCTGCTCCGCGCGGGTGAGTATCCAGTCGTAGCAGGCGTCGAGGAGGAGCCCGCCGGGCATGTCGTACAGGTCCTTGCCGGTGTTCAGGGCAAACTGTCCCCGGATTCTGGGGAGGTGCCGCCCGGATTCGATGGCGATTCGGGCGGCGACCCAGTAGGGCGTTCGAACATCACGGCCATGAGGTGTTGGAACGGGTCGGAGAGGTCGTCGAGGTCGAGGGTGTCGTCGGGGTCGTACAGTCGGTGGAGGAGTCTCGCGCGGCCCCTGAGTTGCCCGTCGGGGGTGGGTTTCTCGTCCTCCACGTACGCGATCAACTGCGCCATCAACTTGACGAACGAAACGCCCATCTCGTCCAACGTGTTCATCGTCTCCCCCTCACTCAACGCGAGCATGGGGAGGGCGACGGTCATTTTCGGTCGGCGGATGACGTACACGTCGTTGGGGTCCCGTTCACCTTCGGGGCCGATGAGCCTGAATTGGACGCGGTCTTTCCCGGCGGGTTTGGTGCGTTTGCCGGTGGTGAATTCGGGTGTGTCGTCGACCTTCTTGGAGCGGTTTTTGATTGCGGTCACGGCTTGGGCTTCCTAAAGGTGGGTGGTGAGGACGTCTTCCATTGCGCGGCGGAGGAACGGTCTGGCGGCGGTGCCGGGGTGGTGGACTCTCGGGCGGAAGATGGGGCCCCCGGTTGCGGTCCTGCCCCCGCCCGTGCCGGCGGCGTAGTTCGCGGTGGTGGGAACGAAGCGGAGGTAGCGGGCGCGTACCGGGACGATTTCGTGCTCCTTCGTGCCCTCGTGCACGTACAGGGCGTAGCGGGCGGTGTTGACGAGGGTGCCGACGATTTGGGTGGGGGTCGTGACAATCGTCGGCGGCGACTGGCTGGTGAGGAGGTTCCCGGTCCGCTTGTTGACCATCACCCCCTCCAGGTAGTACTTGGCACGGGCGTCGATGCGCATCATGGTTCGGAGCATGTGGACGTAGACGCTGCCGCCGGGCTGCGCGAGGGCGTGGAGGCGGTCGCGGTAGACGGTGGTGGTGTAGGGCATCAGGTGGTTTCTTGGGCGGGTGACACAACGTCGGCGACGTGCGGCGGGTCGGTTTCCTCCGCCGAGTCTTCAGGGACGGGCGCGTACTGGCTTGGGTCCTTCAAAGCCGTTTTCGGGACGCGGGTTATCAGTTCGTTCGCTTCCATGCCTTTCGTCGCGTCGTCGATGTCGAGCTCGACCACCTGCCCCGCCTCCCCGATCCCGGTGAGGGACCTGTGCAGTTCGTAGAAACCCTTGGCCATGACTGCTCCTAGACGGTGAGTAGTGCGGTGGTGATGACGTTGACGGTGATGAGGCCGCCGGAGCAGCCGCCTTCGGGTCCGATGGGTGTCCACGGGGAGATCCTGTACCCCAAAGCGCACGGCCCGACGAGTGGCGGGTAGTGGACGGTAATCGCTTGGAGGATCGCGGCGCGGTATTGGCCGTCGCGGACGGCGTACTGCGTTTCGAGGTCGGGCGGTATCGGGTTGCCCTCGGAATCAATCACCAAATGGCAGTTCAAAATGCCGCATTGGACGGGATGGACCCAGGCGGGGATGTCCCAGTCCGGCCGTGCCTGCGTGTACGGATTACCTGACCCGTCGGTGGGGTAGACGGTGTCGACCCTCGTCCACAGCAGCCCCTCACAACAATCATCCACCGAAGTTGACACTCCGGCGATGTACATGCAGGTGGCGGGCATCGGCAGACTGTTGGTGGTGAACTGTGCCTGGACCGTCGTGAGGAGCGTCTCGGCCAAGAAGTTGCCGATGTCGCTTGGAGCGGTCACGGGCTGAGTGTGCCGCTCAACGTCCGGGATGATGGTTGGAGGATGCGGTCACGGATTGTCGCCGCTACGTGTTGCATCATGGGTGGGGGTACGGAGTTCCCGAGCCGCGCCCACTGGTCGCCGTACCCGCCGGTCAGGGTGTAATCGTCCGGGAAGCCGCACAGACGGCGAAGCTCGGTGATTGCGAGGGTCGCGACGGCGCTGCCACGGTGAATGGTGTACCGGTAGGAGCCGAAGCCTGACGCTGCGACAGCCGGAGCTGGCTCGGTATCGAACTGAACCACACGGCCTGGGAAGAACCCGTGGGCGCCCATAGTCATCGAAGCCCCCGCGCCCCCGATGGCGTCCCTTACCGTGTACCGGTACGGCAACGGTGACGGATGCACCGGACCCATACCCAAATCATCCCGGACACCCACGAAAATGATCCGCTGCCGCGCTTGCGGAACCCCCAACCACTGCGCATCCAACAGTCGGGCGGACACCCGGTAACCGCAGCCCTGCAACGCCGCGAGGATCAGCTTGAAGTAGCCTTTCGCTTTGCCCTTCACCAGACCGGACACGTTCTCCGCCACGAACACGCGCGGCCGCAACCCCGCCAGGAGCCGGGTGTACTCGAAGAACAGGTCATCCGACGCTTGGGTGGTGCCGTCCGCGTGCGCCGCGACCTTCCCCCACCCTTTCTCCCGTTTCCCCGCTGTCGAGAACGATTGGCACGGGGGACTGCCGTCGAACAGGTCAAGGTCGCCCACGCCGAGGCCGGTGGCGGTGAGGATGTCGGCGGCTTGCACTTCCCGGATGTCGCGGCCGTCGAGGATAGTGTTGGGGTGGTTCGCCCGGTAGGTGTCCCGCGCGGCTGGGACGACTTCGTTGGCCCATAGGACGGTGTATCCGGCGAGTTCGTAGCCGTAGGAGGATCCGCCGCCGCCGGCGAATGTGGATGCGACGTTGAGGCCGTTGCGTGGTGCTGCCGCTGTTTCGGATACGAGCGGCACCCTGTAGGGGGGTTTCGTGGCGGGCGGCATGGGTGTGTCTTTCGGTTGGAGGATCCGGTCGCGTAGGGTGGTCGCGACGGCTTGGATCATGGGTGGTGGTACGGCGTTGCCTAGCCGTGTCCACCGGTCGGCGTATGTTCCGGTCAGGACGTAGTCGGGCGGGAATCCGCACAGGGCACGCAACTCGACGAGGGTCCACTGACGGCATTCGTGCGGTGGCATGACCGCGCCAGGGCCCCTACTGCCACCCGCTGCCGTGACGGTCGGGCAGGGCCTGTCAAAGTGAGCACGTGCACGGTTGAAGCGGGTAGGCGAGTTGGTGCCGGGCTGTAGCGTGTGCCACTCCCTGCCTATCGCGTAATTCTGTAACGAAATGGGGACTCCCGTCTCGGGATCGCGGGGGTCTAGCTCCATGCGTACCCGCATTTTGGGCACTCATGCTTCGTTTCGATCATGTCGTCGAACTCGGGGAACCCTTCCGGCGCGGCGGGTGGAGCCAGTGACGCGACTAGCCGTTCCGTGTCCGCGTCTGACCACCCGATGAGGCGCCGCAACTCCTCATCCTGCTCCGCGAGGATCATAGACAGTTCGGGTGGCACCCAACCGCCGACCTCCGACGACCGGTTGTCCGCCAACAGGTACGCTTCCGCTTCCCTGTCTGACCGGGATGACCATCCACGGGTGACGGGGACGAGCCATATCCCGGATTCGTCGGCGCGGATACCGTCCGGCGGCGCGGCCTGCTCTTTCTCCATCGCGTCGAGGACGAGCAGCCTGCCGTGCCCCGCCACGAGCCGCCCGGTCCGCTCATCAACCAGCAGGGGTTGGGTGAACCCGAACTGTTCAATCAGGCCCCGGATGAGGGGGAGGTTGTGGTCTTTGGGGTTGCGGACGGCGGGGGTGACGTCCATGACCCGCTGGTATTCGAGGTGGCGCCCGGTTTTCACGGCTCTCGGCATAACCGGGATGCTGCCCGGACGCGTCCGGGGACACTCCGGGCATGGCTCTAGTCACTATCCAGATGGACCGCAGCATCACCGGGTACGGCTCGGCGGGTGACGTGATCACCGTGACCCAGACGGCGCAGACCGACGCGATGATCGCCAACGGGGAGGCGCACACCTACTCGGGCCCCGTGACGCCGACCGTGGTTACTTTGCCGATCTCCCGGTCGATACTGTCGATCACCACGGCCACAACGTTGGCCGGGGTGGCGGGGATCGACTACGTGGTGCTCATCGGCGCGGGCGGTGTCCCCACCCTGCCCACGGCGGTCGGGAACACGTCCCAGTACACGCTGAAGAACACGTCCGGCGGCGCGGTCACCCCAGCCGTCACAGCCGCGCAAACCATCGACGGGGCCGTACCCGCGTCGCTCGCGAACAACGCCACCCTACGGGTCATCAGCGACGGCGCGAACTGGAGGATCCTCTGATGGATAATGTGCCGCTGCCCCCGGCGTTCCCCATCGCGGAGGACGCGTTGGGGGTGTACCGGGAGATGCCGCTCGGCCTGGCGCTCGTCACCGCGCGGGAGCGGCTGTACGCGTGGGACCCCGCCGACCCGACATACCTGACGGAACGGCCCGTCCTGCTGCGCCTGTGCCAGGCCGCTGAGCATTGGATGTTCCTGTACGGCAACTAGCCCCGGACGCCCGCGCGGACACTCAACGCCGTGGCTGTGGTGACGATCCAGATGGACAAGTCGATCGTCGGGTACGGCGACGCCGGGACGGTCCTCACCCTCACCCAGACCGCGCAAACGGACGCCCTGATCGTGAACGGGGAGGCGCATGTCTATTCGGGGGGGTACACGCCCGGCCCGTACGCGGGCCCGGTCCTCACCGTGAACGGCGCCCGGCCCGACGGCAGCGGTGATGTCGCGGTGACCGTGGGCGGCCCGTTGACCCTCGTCGACGGAGGCGGGCCGTGACCGCCACGATCCGGGTGCGGCGGGGTACCGCCGTCCAGTGGTCGACGGCGAACCCTGTCCTGGCCGCTGGTGAGCCGGGGGAGGAGACCGACACCGGGAAGGTGAAGTTCGGTGACGGGACGACGTCGTGGCTCGGGCTGCCCGCGCAGCTCCGCTCCACCGACCCCGTCAACTACACCGCCCTCGCGAGGACACCGGACGTGCTGATCACCGGCACCGTCACCCGGAATAGCGCGGGCGCGGTTACTTCGGCGCCGGTGACGTGGCCGGATGGTGTGACCGGAACCTACACCGCCGACACCCTGTCAACGCTGTTTCCGGGGGCGGTCGACGCGTACCACGTCACCCACGGGTCGGCGACATACACCCAACCGGCGGTGACCCGCGACGCGACGGGCGCGGTCACGGCAGCCCCGCAGATAGTGGTGACTTGATGGGTATTCTTGACGCCCCGATCAACCCGAACGCTGGCCTGTTCCTGCCCCGGACGGCGGCGGACCGCACGAGCCGGGGGCGGGTGCTGTTCCAGGAGGACTTCGTCCACCCCGTCCTGGGGATGTGGAATGACGGGATCGGCTGCGCGTACCGGGACACTAACGTGACGTTCGCCGGGCGGCCGACGATGCGCTTGGATCCGCAAGGAACCACAGCGACGGCCGGGTCGGGCCCGGCGACGATGGGCCCGTCCAATTACGTGATCTGTAAACGCCGGATCATTGACCAGTTCTCGGGTGTGTTCGCCGTTTCGCTGTGGCTGAGGTTCACGTCCTCGTCGTCGGCGATCAACTCGTACACGACAATCTCGGTGTACAACCGGGATTCCGCGAACGCTTATTACGGCAGGTTGTGGCTCGACACGTCCGGCGACAACAGTGCGGGCACGTACAACGCGGGCGCGCCGAAGACGCTGCTCGCGAAGACGCTTGGGACGGACGGGACCACGTGGACCACCAGGGGCACCATCCTGAACCAGGGGACGGATGAGCACTCCTACAAGCCCAGCGGGAACTTCGTGGACAAGACGGGCCTGTGGTGGTTCGTGAAACTCGCCGTCAACCTGAACACGAAGAAGTACGTCTACGCGCAGGTCGCTGACCAGTTCGTCGACCTGACCGGGCTGGACATTTTCACGTCCGCCGCGACGTCGCAGTCGGTGATGCACTTCTCCGTGGAGTACGGCGCCACGTCCGGGTCGCCCGCGCGGAGGTACATCAACGTGGCTTCGGTGACGGGGACGGCCGAATAATGGCGACGAAAGAGTACTTCACCCTGGCGAAGTCGTTCACGACCACAGCGGCAGCGGGGCCGTTCACGACGGTGCAGCCGGGGTACCCCATCGAATCGCCGCTCGGTAATCATGACCGTGCCGCCGTGTACGTGCAGGTGACGGCGATATCGGGCGCGGGGGCGACGTTCACCCCGATCGTTGAGGAGTATGACGAGTTTTCCGGTAACTGGGTGACCGCCGCGACAGGCACCGGCCTGACGGCTGTCGGGACGTACCGGGTGTTGGTGGACCCGCTTTACGCGACGATGTACCGGCTGAATTGGACGTTGACGGGGACGACGCCGTCGGTGACGGTTCAGGCTGGTGCGTGGTGTTCGTCGTCGTCAGGTACCTGACCAGACTTGGTCGAACCTGAGCGGGCCGGCGAGGACGCCACGGTCGACGGTGATGGTGTGCTCGGCCCGGCCGGTCCACACGGTGAGCCTCGCTAAGGCGAGGGTGGCGGCTCGGAGGTCGCCCCGGCCGGCGATGACTATCGCGGCGGTGAACGCGCCCAATCCTGTGATGGTGAGCCCCGCCGTGCCCGTGACAGCTATGACGGTTTGGAGGAGGGCGCCGCCTGCCGTGTCGAGCGTCCCCACCCCGCCGAGGCTGGCCGTGCCGATGACGGCGGGTGTCGTTGTGAGGCTGCCCGTGCCGGGCATGGGGACGGTGGCGGGCTGAGTGAGGGTCGTCGCGGCGGTGAACGTCGATGAACCGGTGAGCGGTGCGGTGGCGGTTTGCGCGCCGGGCGGCTGGGCGGTGAGCGTGCTGGCGCCGTTGAGTGCGACGGTGGCGGGGGTGGTTTGGGTTGCAGCGACGACGGTGCTACCCGACCCGGTCAGTGCCAGAGCGGCTTGGGTTAGTGCCTGGACTGTGACGGTGCCCGACCCGTCCAGCACTGCGGCGCCCCCGACTTGGGCGGTGACGGTGACCGCCCCCATGCCGGTGAGGGTGAGGGCGGCGGCTTGCCCCGTGACGACATTCAGAGCGCCCGTGCCGGCGAGTGGCGCGGCGGCGGGTTCGGTGCTTGTGCCCGTCGTTGTGAGTGTCCCCGCGCCTGCGAGAGTGGCCGTGCCCGGCCCTGTTTGGGACTGCGTGACTGTGACCGCGCCCGCCCCCGCGATGGCCACCGGGCCGGTTGTGGTGCCGGTCCCGGTCGCGGTGAGCGTGCTGGCACCGGTGAGGGTGGTAGCGCTGGGGGTGGTTTGTGTCGCCGCGACGGCCAGGGCCGCAGTGCCGGGCACGACCACCGTTGGGCTGATGGCGCCAGCGCCGGCGACGCCGAGGGCACCCGTGCCGCCGAGGGCTACCGCGCCTGTGATGCCGCCTGAACCTGTCGCGGCGACAGCCCCAGCCCCGGCGAGGGCCACGGTGGAGGGGACGGTCTGGGACTGCGCTACAGCGACCGCGCCCGCACCTTGCAGCGCTACAGTCCCCAGCTCGGCCGCGACGCCCGTAACGGTGAGGGCACCAGCGCCGGTGAGCGGCGCCGCCCCGGCGGTTGTTCCGGCGCCGGTGGTCGCGAGGGCCCCCGCCCCGGCGAGCGCCACGGCCCCGGTGGTGGCACCGGTACCCGCTACCGTGACACTGCCAGCGCCGGTGAGCGCGACCGTGCCCGGGATAGTGCCCGAGCCGGTGACGGCGGTCCCGCCCGACCCCGCCAACGCCACGACGCCGGGCTCGGTCACCAGCACCGCGACAGTGACAACGCCGGCACCTGTTAGCGCTACAGTCCCCAGCACTGTCTGCTGGCCCGCGACGGCCACGGCGCCCGAACCGGCCACGCCGACCGCGCCCGGCTCGGTCTGCGCCTGCCCCACAACCAGGACACCGGCACCCCCCAAACCGACCGCCCCGGACTGGGTGACCGCCCCCGCCTGGCTGAACAGCAGGAGCAGGCTCACAGGTTCTTACCCCACACCCCGAAACCCGTCCCCGACGGCATCGTTATCGAACCCCCAGCGGTCCGCATCTCGATCGACGTGATCTGCGCTGACGTGTTCACCCACTCCCCCGACCCGAGGTCGGTCAGGCCGCCCGTAGCCGCCGACGTGGACGCTGTCTGGGTTTGCATCACCAGCGGTTTCGACAGGGACGCGATGTTGGTGATGGACACGGCGACGGTGCGGTGGACGTTGACGACGTTCCCGGCGAGCCGTATGAGGGTGGTGGACAGGGTTTGGGTGTTCGTCCACACCACACCCCCGGCTGCGCTTGTGAGGTGCCGGTCCCAGTAGTTGGCGCCCGTGTCGCCGTTGAACCTCAAGGAGGCGATGTCGCCGCCGGAGGAGTAGCCGGCGATGTTGACGAGCAGGAACAGGACGTCCCTGGCGGGGATGGTCAGCACCCCCGTCGTGACCGCGTTACCGGACAGTTTCAGGGAACCGAGGAAGTCCATTCCCGCGACGGGCGCGAGAGGCATGGCTAGGTGACTGCCGTGATGCGTGCGGAGCCGTTCGCGGTCACCCAATGCCCCGACACCCGCAGCGTGCAGAAGTTCAGCGGCACCTCATACAGTTGGTTCGGTGTGAGTTGCAAACTGTAGACGGTGGCCGATTCGGTGCCCGCCCCCAGCAGCACAAACAGCGACGACGTGGACTCGTTGTAAACGAGCAGCCCCTTCCGGGTCGGGTCGGCCGCTATCAGCGTCGTATTCGTCGTGACCGTCGCCGCGACCGAGGTTTGCGCCCCGGCCGTGCCGGTGGGTTGCGGCATCGTCGACACGATCGGGCTGAACGGCATACCGCCACCGGCGATGACGACGGTCATGCCGTTCGTTGTTTGCGCCGTCGTCACCCGCGCCCGGACCCAGAGGACGGATTCGACGGCGGCCTCGAAGATCGCTTCACCGTTCGCGCCGACCGCTGGGATCGTGAACGTGGACCCGATGACCCCGTCGGAGGAGCGTTGCACTTGCAGCAGCCCCCATGACGTGGAGTCGTCGGACTGCTCGAACACGACCACAGGGTTGCCGACGTACGCCGTACCGGCTGCCGTGTTTTTGACGAAGAAACTGACGTTGCCGGCTTTTGACACGTCGTACGCGGCGGTGTTCGCGGGTGTCGCGGCGGTGATGTTCGTGGCGACGGGGGTGATGAGCAGGCCCCGGGCGGTGACCCCACCCACCTCGTTCGTGCCCGCCGCTATGCGGGTGACGTCCACGGCGAGGCCGTTGCCTGCGGACCCCGCGACCCTGCCGGTGCCTGCGGCTGTGCCGTCGACCAGTTTCACGAGCTGGTATTTGACGCCGCCGATGTCCTCGTCGGCGATCACGTCACCCGTGCCGGGCAGGGTGGTGTTGTTGGCCATTACGTTTCGGTGCCGGTGATCCCGGTCGATGACGGGAGGGTGACGGTGTCCCCGGAGTTGACGGTTTTACCGAGGGTGGTGCCGGGTCCGAAGTTCATCCGTTTCGGGGTGCCCGTGGAGTCGGTGATTTCGATTCCGGCCCACGTCCCGGCTGGCGCGTTGGAGACGGTGACGGCTCCGGTGTTGGATTTCGACGCTGCGGACGCGGCTGCGGTGAACAGCCCCGCCAGGGAGACTCCGCCCGCTGTGTATCCGCCGGTGGCGGGGAATTCGGTGCCTTGCGCCCCGGCGGTGGACAGGGTGGATTGGAACCGGCATTTCAGGGGCAGGGTGTAGGTGGTGGATCCGAGGACGAACGTGCCCGACGCGCCGTTCTGGTAGGCGGCGTCGAGGATGTCGTTGGCGAAGGTGGTTGCTTTAGCCATCGTGCGCCTCATGCAGACGGTGAATGTGCGCGACCAGGTCGTGGCCGTGGATGCCCTCGTCGGCGGCGGCGAATACGGCGCGGGTCAGGTCGGGGTGCACCGAATGCGCGCCGTCGAGCACGTCCCTGCGGACGGATTGGGGTGCGCAGTCGTGGTGCATGGTCCGCGTCCCGTAGTGCAGTTTCGGGTGGTCGTCGTCCTGTAGGCATTCGTCGCACCGCGACGTTCCACGTTCAGGCATGAGGGGTTCCTTACTGTGTGCGGAGGATGACGGTGCCGACGGGGGTGCCTTCGGGGACGGTCTGGCCGGGGGTGAGGACGAGGAAGTCGGCGAGTTGTGTGACGTCGCCGATGCTCATGCCTTGGGGGGCTTGGGTGGCGGTGTAGGACCCGGAGAACGGCCACCTGTTCCGGTCGGTGTCGGGTGACCAGACGGCGGGTGCTTGCGCGAGTCCGTGGGGGTTGACTTGCGCGAGCCACTGGTCCACCTCCGGGACGGGACTGGTTTTGTCGGCGGTCGCCTTGTCCCGCTGAATGGTGACCCCGGCACGGGTGACGGAGGTGGTGTTGTAGGGCATGACGCACGGCCTGCCCGCCGACAGTTGCCGCGCGAAGTAGCAGATCAACAGGCCTGTCGCGTACTGACCCCACGGCGACACGGCCAACCCGCGTTCGTAGGTGACGGCCCACGTGTCCGCTGACCCGAGCGCTGCGAGCATGTTCTGCGTCCGGGGCCAGAAACCGCCGTCCTGCCTGACCAGCCAGTTCCCCTCCTGCCGCCACAAGGTGGGGTCGACGGCGGTGCCGTTGACCGTGACGGTCGTGATTGACGCGGCGGGTGGCGGCAGTTCAAGCACCTGGTCGTGCTCGACGGTGTCGGGTTGGATGCCGGTCCACCCGCCGACGGGTTGCAGCCCCGCCCACGGCGCGGCATACCCCCGCTCGCGGGACTGCGGCCGGTACACGGTGGTGCGGGTGCCGTAGCGGCGTGCGGAGTGCGACCACATCCACTCGGCGGCGTTGACGGACGCCTGGGTGTACTGGTCGGTGGTTATCCCGAGGCTCACGGCGGTGCATGCGGGGATGTAGGGCCACGCGAGGGGGCCGCTGGTGAGCGTCACGCGGCCTGCCTTTCGTTAGAGGACCGGACGCCCGCCACTGGACGCCCGGCCCTGTCCCTGTCCCCGTAGCTCGATGATTACCCGTCAGTAAGGGGAGGGTAATGTGTACGATTGTGGCCCATCTGTCGGACTTGGGCTAGGTGCCGGGATTGGGGTCATTTCCACGTGCCGGTGAGCGTCCGTCGCGACGGGCTGCAACAGGCGCGAAGCGGTCGGTGTCGCATCCGAAGCGACCGGGCCGCTGATGCTCCCCGTCCCCCCATACGGCCCCTTACCCCACGACGGGTTAGCGAACGTGTCAGCCTTGATCGACAGGTTGATTTCCTTGTCGGTGATGTTGTCGAGGTCCATCGTCGCCTGATACAAACCGGGGTAAAGGACGTAGCCGGAGATGAGTGACCCGGCGGTGCATTGCACGCCTGCCGTCGCCGTCCAGATCTCCAACGCGAAGTTTGCGCTGATGGGCTGGAATTCGCGTTCCTCCCACCCCACCAGCGTCGTCTGCCAATCCAGCACACCGGGGTCGCCGGTGAGCATCGTCACCACACCAGGGTTGATCCGCGTCAAATCGATCTGCAACGAGTAGTTCATGAACGTCCGGCGGCCCGTCGCGAACGTGTCGATCAGGCCGTCCGCGCGCCGAACCTTGACCTCGTCGCCGTTGTCGTAATTCTTCGTCGCCTGCACCTGAACGAAACCGTTCGTCGTGAACGTGCCCTTCGTGGCGACGGGCAGCCCGCACGCATCGAGCAGGGTGAACCGGGCGACTTTCCCCCTGACAAGTTTCGTGGTGAGCGAATATGGTCCGGCCATCGGTGAGCCCTCCTAAGGGGGTCACCCGGCCCGGCCGCCAGCAGTGGGGTGCAAGTGGAAAGTGGGTGTTACTTGTCGGTCTTCTTCGCCGACGGCCTGGTGGTTTTCGTGGCTTCCTTCTGCGCGTCGGTCAGCGTCTCGTCACCGGCTGGCGTGTCGGTGCCGGTGATGGTCGCCGGCTGGGGTGTCTGCGCGGGGCGGTCCACCGACTCGCTGCCACCCAAATTGGCTTTGTCCGCCACTTCCTTCGGGACGGTGAACGACCCGCCCGTCCACTTCACCTGAGGCAGGAGCCCCAGCTTCTCGGCGGCTTCGTTCAACGCCTGCGCTGTTTCGCCGATCTTCCCGTCCTCGGGGAACACTTCCGTTTCCTCCCCCGACGCGAGACCGAACCCGACGACGACGTCGGTGTGCGGAGCGGAACCCGACTCCGCGCTCTCATCACTCTTGTTGTCAGACATTGCGTTTCCTCCGTGGTTTGTTGTTGACGGTAAGGCGGCGCGTCCGGGGCTACGGGGCTCCGCCGTCGATGGTGGCGCCCGTCCCGACCAATACCCCGGCCTGTAGGCAGTCGACTGCGGCGAGCCAGGGCTGCTCGGCGTACATCTTCACCTGGTTCCCGGCCCTGTCGAGGGCGGAGGCGAAACCGCCTGGCTGCTCAATCTGCCCGGCCATGAGCATCACAGCCCCGGTGACGTACACCCAGAAGTAGCTTGTGGTCGCGGTCCCGGCTGGTGGGGTGACCGCTGCGGGGCCCGAACCGTCGTAGCCGCCGCCGAACACGAGCCTCGTCCCCAACGGTGTGCAGTACTGCTCCGGCCGGTCCGGTTCGGCCTTCAAAAGTTGGAGGCGGGACATGTGAATCCCCGCCCCACGGGGCATGTGGATCATTCCCCGTCCGGCGTAGTTGTTCGCGAGATAGTTTTCGCACGCCGCGACCCCGGTCGCGAGGTCGACGGCTGCGACGGTCGTGTTCGCCTGCCCGCCGATGACTTTCGCGGTCGTCGCGGCGTTGAACGCGGGTGTCGCCCCGGCGGTGCCGGTCCAGAGGGCGGATTCGACGGCGTGCTGCGCCCCGTTCTCCACTATGCGGCGGGCGCGGTCGGTCCACCAGGCGTTGTCGTCGGCGTTGTGGCCGAGCGACCCGGATGACACGCCGCCGTATACGGCGAACGAGGTGGCTTGGGTGACACCCAAACATGCGGGGAGGACTTTGGTGCCGCCCGCGCCGTTGCAGTCGTTCAGGCCACCGGGGTACGTGGCGGAGAGGTAGCAGGCGAACGACTCGAATTCGACCCCCGAATACTGCCAGTGGTCCGACGGCTGCTCGACGACGGGCGCGACGTCGAGAAGGCCGTGACGATAACGTTCAACCTGCGGCGCTTCGACATAGAAATACGGGAGCACGGGCATTCAGGCACACCCCCTCTAAGGGATAGGCCGGTGGTTGGGTGGGAGCCGTGGAACCCCACCCAACCCCGGAGCTTCCTAGAGGACGGACCCGGTCAGGCCAGCAGCACCCACAGGCGAACCGGTGGACGTGCCGCCCAGCGGCGCGACAGCGACCTTCACATACCTGGCATCCCAATGCCGTTTCAACGTGAGCCGGCCCTGCTCCTGGAACAGTTGCACGAACTGGTTCGTTTGCAGCAGCGTCGAGTCGTACACCGCGGACAGTTCGATGACGGGCTCCAACGCGCGGACGAACGTGCCTTGCGGGTAAATCAGGAAGTTCGCGGTCGTCGGCCAGCCCGCGATCGCGGTAGCCGCGCCGAACCCGGACCCGACACCGGTGAAAGCGTCCTGCCAGTCGTAAACGAACTGGATGGACGCGCCGCGCAGCGCGAACCACGACCGGATGTCGGCGTCGGAGATCATGAATCCGTTGTCCATGCCTTGCCGTTTCGCGAGGTCGGAGCGGATGTTGCCGCGCAGCCAGAACGGCATGATCACTTCGACGGCTTGGGTCATGCTGAGCCGGTTTTTGTATCGCATGTCGGTGACTTGCAGCTCGACCGCGCCCAAAAGTTCGACGGTCGCTGACCCGGTCCGGTTCGTGACCGGCAGCGTGCCGGTAGAGGTGGATAGGTCGATGAGTGACCCGGACAGGGCAACGATGTCGATGATGGATTGGGCGTTGACGTAATGCGCGAACGCCTTCAGGGCTTTCTGGGTGTAGTCGGTGTACGCCTCCGGGTATCCCTTGGAGGAGAGGATGTCGCCGGTCAGGTAGAGGCCGTCGACGAGCATGCGGTTGTCGGTGAACGCGGGGCAGGGGATGTTGACCATCGGTTTGGTGGGTGTGCCAGCGATGGCTTGCGTCTCGGTCCTGGTGAAGTTGGCGTTGCCGGTGACGTAGACGGCTGTGAAGTCCGGGCCCAACGAGTAGCGGACGCCGCCACGGTTGACGGTGATCCCCGGCACGTCGAGCAGGCCGTCGTCGGTCGTGATATCGAGCAGGTCGTACAGGGTTTCGCTGGGTGCGCACCAGCCGCCCGCAGCGACGAGTGACCCGTCGGTTCCGGTGGCTTCCGCCAACCGGTGCCGGGACACGGCCCACTCGACCTGCTGGTCCACTTCGTGAATGTCGCTGTTCGGCATCGCGGACGCGACGAGCGCCTGGTCGGCGGTGGGGATTTTCACGTCACAGATCGCGTGTTTCACGTAGTCGCCGACACCGCCCCGTCCGGGGTAGGGGAGGGACCCGAATCGTGCTTGCGCGGCGACGCCGTACTGCGCCCAGTCGAGCCGCGCCCCGGCGTGGAAGCCTTTCACTTCGGCGGCGGCTACGAGGTACGCGGTTTCCCTGCCGGTTGTTTCGACGTCCGGCGGGAGGGTGGTGCGGGCCACGTCGCGGACGGGGTTGCCGCGCCGGACGGGTGGGAGGATCGCCGGGTCTTTCGTCGGCTTCAGGCCGCCGTCGGCGACCAACACGGGCTCACCGGTCGGGTTCACCCCAGACGGCTCCCCACCCTCAGCGGGCGCCGCCGGCACCGGGACGGGAACCTTCTCCGGGTCCTCGTCGTCGTCCTGCTGCTCCGGGTCCGGCTCCGTCAGGCGGGCGCGGGCTTCCTGCACCCGCTGCGCCTGCGCTTCCTGCTCCGCGACCAGCTCGCCACGGCGGGCGGTGATCGCGTCGATAGCTGCGATGAACCTTTCAGCGGTCGCGACGTCCTCCGCGCTCGCGGTGTCGTCTTTCAGGAGCGCTTGGGCGTCCTGCCTGGCCTGCGCGGCCATGGCGGCGAGTTCGTCGACTGTGGCGTCCGCTGGCGGCTCGTAGACGGCGGAGTCGGCTGGCAGTTCAACCTTCCGGGTGGTGGGCATTCGGGTCTCCTGGGGACGGGTCCGTGGGTGGACTTGTCCGGCCCGGCCGCCAGCGACGCTTCTTATTCGGTTGTCGATGCTTGTCTTGCTCGGAGGTTAAACAGGGCCGTCCGGGGTGGGGCGCCGGACGTTGCGGGGGACACTGGGCTGGTGGGTTTCGGTGCTGTGGCGAAGGGGAACGGTGTGCCGCTGGCTGTGGTGGAGGACAGTCACACGGTGACGACGACGGTGAAGTTCCGGGTCGACTCGTGCCCACTGCGGGAGGCGGACGGCCGGGTTTTCCAGCCGAGGGCGTGCGCGGTGGTGTTCGAGCGGGACGCCGCGTCACCGCACGCGGTACCGACGATAATCGTGTTCACCGGCCGGACTGTCCTGCCCGGCGGTGGCGTGTCGGACCGGACTGTCCACGAGACGATCGAACTGCTGTCGGGTGCCGTCCCTCCGGCGCTGCGTCCGCTGGTGGAGTTGGCGGAACGTCGGGTCACCGACCCGGCGCACCCGTTGTTGTCGTGGACCGAGCCGACCTGAATATCGTGCCAGGCGGGTACAATCCGGGGTGTGGCCGTGGACATAGCCGACAAGGCTCAACTGGAATGGTTCGAACGCACCGCGCATTGCGGGATGTGCGGTAACCCCGGCGACTACTGCACGTGCCTGCGGCCGTGCGGCTGCGCGGACATGCACCAGTGGGGGTCCGCACGGGCACCGGACGCGCTCGGCCAGTTCCGGGAAGTCACCCTCCTCGATCAGCCGATGTTCTGATGGCGCTGGTGGAGGTCACGGACGGGCTTTGGCTGAACCCTGACCTGGTGGCCGCTGTGCGGCAGAGTCCGTACCCGGAACGGTGCCAGGTGTACCTACCGGAAACGACGTTGACGGTGAAATGCTCAGCGGAGGCATGCATCGAAGCACTAACGGGAGGGCCTGCGGAACCGCCCCCCGATTGGAACGGCGCGATAGTGCCATGCTGACCGACGCGCGCACCCTAGCCGCCGCGCGCCGCGCACTGGCCATCTACACCTACAAGCCGGGCTGGCGGTTCAAACTCGACCCCGCCACCGACGGCTGGTTTTACCGGTTGACGGTTGAACGAACCGAACCGGACAGCCGCAACCCCGGCGCCGTCGTGCGCATCCAGTCGCAGCGCGCCCTGGCCCCGGAAGAACTAGCACCCGACACGCTCCCGCGCGTGCTGCGGCACGTCCTGGTCGACATTGAGGTGCACGAGTTGGATGAGTGGCTGCGATGTGACGGGACGCTCCTCCGCGACCCGCATGAGCAGTCGTGACGTCGGAAGCGGACGAGCGGGCTACCGCTAATGCCGCCGGGCTGGATTACGACGCGATACCGCCGGCCGGTGATAGACAACGTGATCGAGGGGGAGATTATCGAGGTGGACGAATGACCGTGACAATCCTGGATAACGAAATCTTCCGGCCGCTGCCCGCCAAGTTCGGCACCGAAATGTGGCGGTGCGAAGTCGGTTCAGGCGCGTACGGTGTGACGACCGGCGGTGACGACCGGGACGAGATGGGTGTGTGCGTTGAACCGGCGGAGTATGTGATCGGCCTGCGCCGGTTCGAGCAGTGGACGTACCGGACACAGCCGGAAGGTGCACGGTCCGGCGGCGGCGACCTGGATTTGACTGTGTACTCGTTGAGGAAATGGGCTCGGCTCGCGGCGGCCGGTAACCCCACTGTTCTGATGCTGCTGTTCGCGCCGCCCGCCGATGCCGTGGTCACGTCCGGTTGGGGGCTGGAGTTGCTGGACCGGCGGGACCTGTTCCTGTCCAGGCAGGTCGCTGCCCGGTTCCTTGGCTACATGGCGGGGCAGCGCGCCCAGTTGACGGGGGAGCGGCCGAGGAAGCACACGAACCGGCCGGAGCTTGTGGCCCGGTTCGGGTTCGACACGAAGTTCGCGTATCACATGCTGAGGTTGGGGTTCCAGGGCTGCGAATTGTTGGAGACCGGTTCAGTGTCGCTGCCCATCCCGGAGCCGGAACGGTCGTTTTACCGGTCGGTGCGCATGGGTGACGTGCCGTTGCCTGATGTGCTGGCTACTGGTGACCGGTATGAGGTTCGGCTACGGGCCGCTGAGATGCGGTCGCCGCTGCCTGAGCGGTCTGACCCGGCCGCGTTGGACGGGTGGCTGGTGCAAATGTACCGGCGGGTGTGGGCCGTGAAAGGTGCCAGCAGGTGACCCCGACGTTCAGCGTGGAATACACCGGCGCCTACTGGCTGCTCCGCGCCGACCCGGAGGATTACTTCGCGGTCCGCTCCCAAGCCGCCGCGCTCATCAAGAAGGCAGCCAAGTCCGAAGTTGTCGCGTGGATCCCCGTAGAAGGGGGTTGGCGGGCGTTCACCGCAGCGGATTTGGCGGACGCGGCGTGGCTCCGCTCCATCGGCGTCAGCTAACCCGTTTCAGGACCCGCAGAATCACCCCACCCAGCATCGCCTGATCCGTTTTCGCCGCCGCCTGATCCGCGTACTCCCGCACCTCCCCCTTCACCCTGAGCTGCCACCGAACCTCGTAGCCCTGCGCCGGCTGCCCACAGCACGGCATGACTACCGCCACCGCCTGAGTTCGACCACGGCCAAGATGACCATCAGTAGGTGGAGGACGATGGCTCGCCACCCCGGCCGGGTCATCTCCATCGCACGGTTGCCGGTCCGGCGACGATCAGCACACCGATCACGACGAGGACTACAGCGGCGGCGAGGAGGACGGTGGGGTTGGGTCTGGGTCGGGGTGACGCGGCGACCCACCCCGCTATAAGCGCGATGATGCCTGCTGCGACGAGCAGCCACGACCCGAGCGTCATCGGGAGACCAACGCTAGCTGGGCGCGTGCCCTGGCCCGCCTGAGTGCCATCTTGTCCTGTTCCGCGAGCGTCGCCGTCGCCTTCGCGAACCGGCGGAGTCGTTGCGTGTTCCGGTCCTGCGCCTCCACCGCTGCGGCTACCAACGTGTCCCACTCGTCCCGGTCCAACTCCGCGCCGCTGGGTAGCCTCACCTTCGGGTGTTCTTCCGGGTACACGACCCCCGCCGCGACGAGGGACACTTGCCGGCCGGCGACCATCCCCACCACCGGCGACAGCCTCTTCTTCGGGAACCCGCCGACGTTCACGCCCAAGATATGGACCAGCTCAAGGTTTCCGTTCAGCATCCGCCAATCACCCGACACTTGCCCGGCGGCCATCAACTCATCGACCTGCTCCGGCTGGACACCCCGCCGTAGCTGCCCGGCGAACTGCCCACCCCAGTCGTCCTCATAGGCCCTGACCACGGCGACGATGGACCCGGTGCGGTCGTAATGTTCGACCGCGCCGCGCCACCCCTTCCCTGTGTAGTGGCCTTGCCCGATGGTGATTTTCCCGATCGGCAGCGGCCCCTGGTCGGTGATGACTTCGCCGACGTGGAAATAGTCGTAGCCGTGCTTGGTTTGGGGGACGGTGGTGCACATTCCCGTCTCAGCCATTTTCCCGATGTGGCATTCGCCCCACTGCCCGAAGTGGCCGTACACCTCCCCCGTGTCCCGGTTGACCGTCAAGGGGGTGGGGCCGAGCAGTTCCCGGCGGGCGAAGAAAGCGGAGTTGTACGGCTCGCTGGCGGAGGATGCGAGTAGCGCCATGTCGGGGTCCTCGGGCGCGTCGCCGATGGACGCGACGAGCGCGGCCGGGGGTGGTTTCGGCGGGCCGGGCGGGTTCTGATCCGCCGCGCCCGGCACGAGGTCGGCGATGGGGACGGTGAGCGGAACCGCCGTGTCGGCGTCGTCCGGGTCCGGGGTCATCGTCACGTCCACCGTCTGGGCGTCGCCGTTGATGCCGGTGATGGTGCCGGTGTCGACGTCGCCGTCACCGTCCGGGTCACCGATACCCACCACATCACCAACAGCGACGGTGGTGCCGTCCATGAGGACGACGCCCTGACCGTCTGGTGTCAACGTCGGCCCTTCCGGGTTCGCCCCCGCCATCTCCGTATCCGCGAACGTCTCAACACCTGGCATGACAATCAAACCCCCATCATCGGGTTCCATATCGGGTTCTTCGGGTGGCTGGTCGTTCGCTATGCGGGCGTCCGCGAATTTCGGGAAATTGACGATGGTGACCCCGCCGAGCTCCCACTCGTCCATGACTATGGTCAGGCCGCCGGGGTCGCCGGGGTAGGTGCCGGGGTCGACGGCCGCGCCTGTTTCGTCTTTGAATGAGACGGTGCGCCTGGCTGCATCGAGTGACACGAGGCCGAGGCCGGCGTCTACTTGGGCAATGGCTTTCGCTACGGCGTCGTTGCATTCGGGGTCGAGCCAGTCGCCGTGGCCCCAGACGAGGTTGCCGCGTATTTCGGCGTCGAGGATGCGGCCGACGACGGTGGACCCGTCGTGGTTTGGTGCCTGCTTCTCCTGCCAGTTCAGCGGCAATGGGAGGGGCCGGATGCTGCCGCCTGCGGAGTTCAGTTCGTACCCGTCGGTGCTGGGTGTGTCGAGTAGCGCGAGTGGCCCTGACCAGGTGAGGCCGGACGATTCGGCGGGCGGCTGGGGGTCGGCTGGTTGCGCGGGTGCCGGGACGGGCGGGGCTGGGGTGGTCATGGTGTCTCCCGTCGCGAACGTTTCGTGTCCGCATGTGGGGCACGCCGCTGCTGTCAGGCCCGTCGCGGTCATGCCGTCATCATCGGGGGTCACGTCCGGGATGGTCCGGCCGCTGGTGGGGTGGGTTGGGGTGAGGTTGATGGCGGCGAGGGCTGGGATGAGGTCGGCGATGCCGGGTCCGGCGTCTTCGGGTGGTGCCTCTTCCGCGCTGGCCTCTCCTGCCGCCGCTTCGTCGAGTCCTGCGCCTTCGGCGAGGCCGGCCGATTCGGTTAGGACGCCCCCGTCACCCCCGGATAGCGGTACAGCGGCAGAATCGGGCAATTCATATGAAAGTGCACATCTGCAATTCGCGCATTCGGCCGCGCCACCAGCAGGATCACCGGGCCCGTTCATCTCCTGCCCACCCACGACGAACTTCTCCCGCAAACCAACCGTCGCACCGGACACAGCGGAATGGGTGGGTCTCGTCCCCCCCACCCACGTCTTCATCGCCGAGTCGGCTACACCCCCGGCTTCGGCCATCGCCGTCCACGCCCGCAACGAACCCTGATTGTTAGCGGCCACGGTCTCGGTCCTGGCGATCAGTTCCGCGCGGTTCTTCCACGACGGGTATCCCTGGTCGAGCATTTCCTGCGCCGCGACGCGGGCGTCGAACACTGACGTTCCGTGTTCGGTGGCGAGCCGGTCCATCTCAGTCCTGAGTTGCCCGGTGACGTCGTCGGGGACGCCGACCAACACTTGGGTGCGTTCCTGTAGCCACTCGCTGCGCCACGCTTGCACCGACGACGCGACTGAAGGGTGGGTGAGGTCTATCCCTTCGGGGATCTGCCCTAGGAGCATGCCGTAGCCGGGCATCAGCTTCGTGTCGAGAATGCCCGGCCATTCGGCTTTGGCTTGGTCGAGTGTCGCTGTCAACGTTTCGGCGTCGTGGATGGTGAAGCCGTGCGGCTCGCCAACGGGTGAGGCGATTGGGCCGGCTGCTACGAGGGGCGCGAGGCCCCACGCGGATTGTTGCAGCCTGGCGCGGCATACGGCGAGGTAGGCGTTGAGCGCCGCTATGACGTGGGGTAGGAGTTGCTGTTCGTGTCTGTTGTAGCGTGCGCGCGCTTCGGTTTGGAGCTTGTCGAGCTCCGCTTTCGTTAGCGCCACGACCCGAGTGTCCGCAGCGCCGTCCGGGGAATAGCGCGCTAGCCCACTTGCTATCTGCTAGTAGCGGTGATAGTATGTGGGTATGACAAAGACAGAGGCCGTGACTAGCAGGGGCCGTCGACTCACCACCACCCAACTCGCGAATGCACTCGCCGACGCGGACCGGCGCATCCAAACCGTCGCCGCCGCCCTCACCGCGTTCGAAGCCACCTTCGGCGAAGGCCAAGTGGGGTTCGGCGTGAACTGGAACCCCGGCGACGCTTGGAACGCCCTCCACGACTTGCACCGGGACTTGGTGGAGGACCGTAACCGTCTCGCCGCGAACCCCCGCCCGCTGACCTATGCCGAGGCTGCCTCGATGGCGCTCATCAACGCGAACATCGACTGAGGTAACGCCGTGACCTACGCGGAGACGACCGCCCATAGGCATTACGTGACAGCACGCGACGGTGCCCGGACAGAACTGCTCGCCGGGCCGTTCACCACCCACACCGAAGCGGTCACATTCGAGGACCCCGCGCGGCGCGTAATCGCCGGGCGGTACCCGTTCGCTGTCGTCGGCACGGCCAGGGTGCAAGCCAAACCCGGCGCGGCATTCCGCGCGGGGCTACTCAACGACAGGCTGGGAGTAACCGCATGACCCTGATTGACCTACCCGAAGCGCTCGACCTGCTACGGCAAGCGAGGGACGAACGCGGCGCGGACTACCTCTACTCCGACCACTTCCCCGGCGCATGCGTCTACGCGGCAGGCGGTGACGCGCCGACGCCGGCGTGCCTGGTCGGGGTGGCGTTGCACCGCGCCGGGGTACCCGTCGACACGCTCGCGGGTTTGACCGGCAGGATAGAGGAGGTCGCCGGGCTTACCGTCCGGCCTGTCGCCGGTTTCGATAATGGAGTCGCCGACTATGTCGCGCTGGACCTCGTCTACAACGACGAGTCTGCGCTCTCTGGTGTGACGCTCACTGAGCCTGCGGTGAGGGTGTTGCTAGCCGCGCAGCGGCAGCAGGACGCCGGCCACACGTGGGGTGGGGCGGTCGCGTTCGCCGAACGGGTCGCCGCCGCGCTCATGGTGGCATCCGTATGACCGCCGAGGTGACCGCCGCACTTATCCGTGAGTTGCACAACTCCGAGGCTGCGGAGCCGATCCTGATCCGGTTTCTGGATAACGGCGAACTGGAGGTGATCCCGAGCCCGTATCTGACTACCGCGTCGTGGACGGGCAGGGGCAGGCCTCACCGGGTCCTGATCACGCAACCCGATCTGGCGTTTTGGCTCGGCGACCCGGCCGACGCCACTAACGACGACTACGAGGCGATGGCCGAGACGTGCCGCGTCGAAGAGGCCGCGATGGCCGACAACGACGAAGAGCGCACGCTAGCTGAGACTGGGAGGTTCACGGTATGACCACGAACACCCCGTTCACTGCGACCGTCCACGACGAACCCGACGACGGCATAGAAACTTTTCCCTGCGACGGATCCGCGTACCTCGTACCACACAAGGTGGGTTGGGCTGATGAGTCGTTCGAGGATGGCGTGACCCGGTGGGTTCCGTTCGTCGAGTTGCAAGACAGTTTTTTCGCTAGCATCCAGCCGCTTCGGTTGTGTGAGGACTGTCAGAATCTCGCTCTCGCTATCGGCCACGCGTTGGAAGGGGCACGCAATGGCTGACGCACCGTCCGGCGACGACATGCCAGCACGTATAGCCGAACTCGAAGAACAAGTAGCGTACCTATCCGCAGAGAACACGGCCATAAACGACCGTTACATGCGGTTCCTCACCAACGTGTCCAGGGACGAACGGCGCTGTTTCCAGACCGCGCGGGAAGAAGGGTTGCAGGCGGCGGCCCGCGCTTTAACCTCGAACGTTGTTCCCGCGCTGGCCGACATCGCGAGGCTGCTCGGCGACGACCCCGGCGTGAACGGGGTCCCGACGTGGTACACGGCCCGGCTGATGCGGGACGCGTTGGCTGCCGCTGAGAGGCTGGCGCTCGCGGACAGGGCGGAACTGTTGGCGTTGGTCCGTGCCGTTAAGGATGACGCGCGGGCGAACCGTGCCGCCGCGCAAGCCGCTGAAACTCAAGGAGGCGAGTGATGGCTGACACTAGGGACGTCCTATTCCGGGTACCTGTGGACCTGCTGACGGAGATGGACGCGCGGGTGAAGCTGACCGGCCGGTCCCGGAATGATTGGTTGATAGCGGCCGTCACGTGGGCGCTCACCCAGCCGATGGCTAAGAAGACCGTCACCACCGTCGAAAGGATCTGATGACCAGCGAAGAGAAGGCGGCGGTGTACGACGAGGACGCGGCTGGGGCGCTGCTCGCGGAACTCCTCACCAATGACGGGCCGGGCACCGTCGCGGCGCTCGTCAAAGTGTTCGTCCCGGCAACCACGTGCCGGTTGCGGGCGAGCCGCGTGTGTACCGGCTGCGCCCACAGCAGGCACGGCGAATGCCGGGTGACCGTGAAATGCCCGACCACCGGGGCCGTGAACCCGTGCGACTGCTGCGCTAGTTAGGGCGGACAGATTCGCTCGGCGTTAGCAGCCGCTGTAGCCCGGACGTTGGGCGTGACAGTGGGTTATGCGGTGCTTGACGGTTGCGTTCATGCTGCTCGCCACGATGGTCACACCCGCGCGGGCGGATGGGGTGATTCCGGGGTGGGAAGTGTTCTGCTTCTACAGTCACACGGCCCTGGCGGATCCGATCGTCTCCCCCGGCAGGGTCAGCGCCCACCTGCATGATTTCGAGGGGAACCTCACGACCAACGCTGATTCGACGTTGAAGTCTTTGCGTGCGGGTGGGACGAACTGCCGGCTGTCGGCGGACACCGCAGGGTATTGGACGCCGGTGCTGTACTCCCACGGGATAGCGGTCCGGCCGGACCGGCTGCATTCGTATTACCGGGCCGGGAACGTCCCGAACGTGCGGTCGATCCGGCCGATACCGGCGGGGTTGAAGATGGTCGCGGGTGACGCGCACGCCACGACTGCGCAGTCGACACACGTGGTCGGATGGAACTGCGGCGTCCAAGGCCAAACACAGTACGACCATCCGATCTCCTGCAAGGCGGGGCAGAAGATCGTGCTACACGTGTTCTTCCCGAACTGCTGGGACGGTGCGCGTTTGGATTCGCCCGATCACAAGTCGCACATGGCGTACTCAAGTAACGGGCGTTGCCCGTCGTCGCATCCGGTGCCGGTGCCTCGGGTGTCGGAGGATTTCGGCTACCCCATTCTCGACGGGACGGCTATCACGTTGTCATCAGGGTCGTTCTTGACGGCGCACGCCGATTTCTGGAACGCGTGGAACCAGCCGGTGATGGACCACCTGACGCGGGTGTGCGTGAACGCCGGCAGGCAATGCGGGCCGCTCACCGACGCCACAATGCCGTAGCTAGTACCCTTGCTATCTGCTAGTAGCGGTGATAGTATTCGGATATGGCTACTGACTGGGACACCTTCGACTTCCGTACGGTCGCGGCGACCTCACAACACCGGCAGTGGTGCGTGACCAACAACCACCCCGGCGTGACATTCAACCCGTTAGAGGACCGGACGTGGTGCGCGTGCGGTGAGATGCACGAAGCCGGTGACACTGCTACCTTCGCCGCGATCAGGGCGTGCAAGGAGGCTGTTCACCCGTAGACCGCCTCCACCGTCAGCGGCGCTAGCAGCGGCGCGAGCCTAGCTGGCGAGTGGGGTTCCTGCGCCATCACCAACGCCCGCGTATAACTATCCAGGGTCTGCGTCCACGCGTACGGGTCCACCCCCAACCCGTGCCTAACAGCGAGCAGCGGGACGAGCGCCCACGCATCCCGCAACGCCGAATCGATCAGCGTCTCGTCGATCACGGTCCGCAAATACTGGTTGTGCCTCGTCGCTGCCGGGACGTGGTACCGGCCGCGCTTCACCGCACGGGCCCACGCCCGCTCCAACGCCGTCAGGACGAGCAGGTCGGACAGGGCGAGGATCGGGTCTGTCACGGCGCGGCCTGCCGTACAGGTTCCCTACCCGGCGTCACGGGCGGGGCGCGGCGTTCCGCAGCCGGGACAGGCTCCGTAGGCGGAGGCTTCAACGCCGGACGGGCACCGCTGCCGTTAGCCCCGTTCGTCGGCGCGATCGGATGCACCACCAGGCCGGGGAACAACAAACCAACCGAATCCGCCACCTCCGCCAACGTCTGCGGATTACCCCGCATCAACAACTCCTCCACCAAATGCCGAGCACGTTCCCGGTCATCCGCCATATCCGCCTCACTGAACCCCAACACCTCCATGAACTTCCGGTCAGACAGGAGCCCCGCCTTATGCGCCTCCGTCGCGTTATCCACACTGATCTGGCGGGGGAACAGGGCGGCGAGGTCGAACCACACCGCGTAATTCGACGGGTCTTTGCCGTACGCCCTCAACGCCGGCCGCAAATAGTACTGCGTCGCGGAATCGACGATCAGTTCGAGGAGGTTTGATAGGAACGTTTTCGCGAATTCCTCACCTATGAACCACTGCCCCCAATGGTTGATTTGCCCCGTTCCGGTGAGGTATTCGGGGGGCATGTCCACCCCCACCGCGAGCCTGCGGACGCACGCGACCCGCAACGGCTCGATCGTCGCGTCCAGGTCACGCCCGAACTCCATGTGCGTGATCTCTTTGATGGAGTCTTTCTTCACGACAGCAATCAACGGGACGACGGCGGATGCGGAGTCGGGGTCGCGGATGGGGGCTGTCATCGCCTCCGTGATCAGGTCCAGCCACCCGTCCGCCCCGGCCGACTCGGACTTGGCCTGGGAGTCCTCGCCCGTGGAGGTGACGGGTTTCGGGAGGGTGATGTCGTCGGGGATCCACAAGATACCCGCCGACGCGAGCCTAGACTTGACGGTGGCGGTGACCATCGCCGTAAGAGCCGCCAGTTCCCTGAGTACCGGCAGGAGTGAGCGGGTCATCGAATCCGGTTCCCACCGGATTTTCGGGTGCGGCCGCCAGATGCGCATCAGCAGCTCAGTGTCGGTGTCAACCTCACGCGGCTGCCCGTTCAACTGCCGCACCATGATCCGCCCGGCCGCGCCTGTCACGTCGGTGGATGCGAGGATTTCCCACACCGCCCCGTCCACGTCCGGTGTGGGCGTCGCCAGCGCCCACGAATCGCCTGCGACGGTGAGGTGCCGGCCGAGCCTGTCCAACGCTTGCGACTGGCCGGTGGGTCCGCCGAGGAATTGGGCCATGATTTGGACGACTTCGGGGTCTTCGGTGGGCTGCGTTTGCGGTTCGCCCGTGGCCGGGTCGACGTCGACGCCGATCAGCCTGGCGCGGGAAAGGTTGTAGGCGATGATGTTCACGGCGGCATGAAATTCCGGGCAGGTGTCGTAGAAATTCCAAGCTTCCTGCTGCCATTCGGTGGCGCCTAGGCGGATGCCGGTGAATCCGCCGGACGCTTTGACGTTGACGGCGGCGGCGACGAGGGCGGCGGGTTTCTCGGCGGCGGTGAGTTCCTTCTCGCGGAGGATTCTGCGTTCACGCCGATTCACGTGACGGAGTGTCTCGGCGGGCGTCCGGGGTTAGGGGACGGTCCGGTCGGTGACGAGGCCGAGCGTGGTGAGCGCGGCCCTCAGTTGCCCCTCCGGTGCCGTTTCGGTGGCGCGGGAGTAGGTCAACGTTGGTTGTAGCGCGGGCTTCTGCCCGTAGAACCCGACCCTCCCGGCGACCGTGACGGAGCCGCCGAGGGTCATCTGCTGCCACGAGTCGTACTGGCCTTTGATGGTGGCGCCGTTGATTTGCAGGCCGTCCGCTCCACCCACCCACAGCGGCAGGCGGGTACCGGGCACGACATTCCGGCCGACCCTGAGTAGCTGCCCCGCCGCGCCGCCGGTCGCACCGGTTTTACCGGACACGCCTTGTATGACAACCATCGACCCGACGTTGCCCTGGATGTCGACGATCGGCCCGCCCGGCCCGAGGCGTTGCACGACTCCCCGAATGTTGCACTGCCCGTACAGGGTATCGAGGAAGATGGTGGACGCGCCGTTGCGGACCTCGTGCTTCACGTGCTCGACCGTGACCGTGGACCCCTGGTAGTCCCCGGCGGCGCACCGTATGAGCGCCCGCATGGTGGACCCGGCTTTCGTGTCGCCCTTGATGTGCCGGACGATGACGGTGTTGTCCAGGTCGGCCAGGTCGAGGCCGTAGGTGCCGTTGGACATGAGCCACACGTCATCGACGAGGACACAATCACTGGGGTATTTGGTGGTGTCGTCGCGTTTGATGCGGATGCCCGCGCCGGGGAAGTCCCGCACGTCACACCTGACGATCTGGGTGCCGTTGAGGACGTTCTCGAACAGCACCCCGTCACCCGCTGTCGCACCTTGCCGGATGTCTTGGATGCGGAGGCCGGACAGGAGAATCTTCTGCTGCGCCGTGGCATGGAAACACGGCGACCCGTCGGGGCCGTCGAACAGCACCATCGTCGGCAGCCGATCCACAGTGTTGTTGACGCTGCCCGAATTCAGGAGGCCCGTGGATTGGATGACCGTGTTCGACCCGAGCGTCAACGTGTCGCGGATGAGGTACCGGCCGGGTGACCACCACAAGCCGCCCGCTGACAGCCCACCCCCGCCGGATACGGCGTTAAGCGCTGCCTGCACAGCGGCCGTGTCATCCGTCCCGGTCTTGCTGATGGGGTCCCAGTCGCCCACCGCCCCGAACTCTTTCACGTCCACACCGAGGGGGGTCATGTGGTGCCGTCCAGCCGGCCGATCTGCAACCTGATCAGCGCATCCACCTGACGCGTCAACGCCGCGACCTGCGCCACCGCCTGCCCCGTCGTCGGCGCCCCGATAGCCAAATAAGTCGCGTTCGCGGTGAGCGCGTTCCCCGCCGCCGTCAAGATCGCGTCACGGTTCGCACCCTCCGTCCCCGCCTTCCACTCCACACTCCTCGTCACCCACACCGTGGGGTTGTCCCACGCCGGCTCGCCCGTCACAACCTCGGTGTAGTCACCCCGGTCGACCCGGTTCGTCGTCGCCATCAGGACAACGCCAGCCACGTCGACTGCACCGACGAGATGTTCATAGACCCCGGCGTGAACGTCGCCGGTAGCGCCGTCAGGCCGCCCGCCGTGGACCTTCCCGCGTACGCGTTCGCGCCCGTCAGGCCGAAGTTGAGCGCTACGGGCTGCGCCGTGATCCGCAGGAAGCTCGCGCCGGTAGCCGCGCCCATCAGGATCTCACCCCACACATAATTGCTGTCCCCACCCGTCAACGTCGGGGTCGAGGTGAGGGACGCGGTGACGAGGCCGCCGGATTGGATGGCGGCGGAAATGTCAGCCGTCTGCGCCAGCAGGGTCTGCCCGTCACTTGAGTGGATACCCATGTAGGCGTTGGACACGGCGGTCCCGGACGTGGTGAGGTCACACGACATCTTCGTAGGACTGATCGTCTCCAGGATGGGGATCCTAATGTAGAACACGAACCCGACGCTGATGCCGGAGTTCGATGACGCGAGTGGCGGGGGGCCGTTCCACGCGAGGAACCCCATGGCTTGGGGTGGGATGAGGGTGAGGGCGGCGGCTTCGGTGAACCTGTCGAGGCGCTGTTTCAGGTCCGCGTATTGGCGTTGCGGTGTCGTGCCGAGGATGGTGTTTATCGCTGCCTGCGCGGTCGTAGCGGCGCCGGACGCGTCGAACGCGGTGGTCGCTGAGGTCGCGGCCGTACCGAGTCCGAGGTTGGTCCTCGCTGTGGCGGCGGACGCCAAGTCGGACAGGTTGTTGACGGTGCGGGCGTAACGGGTATCGGCCTGCGTGAGCGGCAGGTCATTGGACAGGGTGATCCATTTGCCGGTCGCGGTTTGGTACCGGACTGTGACCGCGTGCCCTTGCACGGTCAGGGCGTTGGTTGTGCCGCCGACCGCGTACGTGTCGCTCCCGCCGCACGTGACTGTGACCGTGTTGGTGGTGGAGTCGAGTTTCTTGACGGCGATGAGGGTGGCGTCGGCGGGCGCCGTGGGGAGGGTGACGGCGAAGGCGCCGCTGGTGGCGTCGGTGAGGACGAGGTCCTGCGGCGCGGCGGTGTACGCGCCGGTTTTCGTTGCGGTGGGGGTGAGGGTGAGGACGGCGGCCGCTGCGGCTGTAGCGAACGCCGAGCTCGCTTGGGTCGCTGCGGTGCCTAGCCCGAGGTTGGTTCTAGCTGTCGCGGCTGATGCGAGGTCGGACAGGTTCGAGGCTGGTAGCAGTCCGACGGTGGCGCCCGCCGCGATACCGCTCAGCTTCGTCCGCTCGGTGGCGAGGAACGCCTTGACCGTGGCCCCGTCGGTCAACGTGTCCGCTGATTGCGTGCCGGTGTGGTTGCCGCGTTGGATCGCGAACGCCTGCGCCGTACCAGCGGCCCCCGAAGCGTCGAACGCCGTAGCGGCTTGGGTGGCGGCGGTGCCGAGGCCGAGGTTCGTCCGGGACGCCGCCGGGTCGGTCACGTCAGACAGGTTCGACGCTGGTAGCAGACCCACCGTCGCACCCGCCGATATCCCGGCGAGTTTCGTCCGCTCAGTCGCGAGGAAAGCCTTGTTCGTGGCGCCGTCCGTCAATGTGTCGGCTGACTGGGTGCCGGTGTGGGTGGCGCGGTCCCTCAGTTGCGCGTCCGTCGCGTTCGCGGTCGCCCCCGCCGCGATACCGGCGAGTTTCGTGGTGTTCGCCGCCACCGTCGCGTTACCTGTGACGGCTGCGGCGAAGTCGCTGATGGTCGCCGCTGCCTGCGTCCCCGTGTGATTGGCTCGTTGGACGGCGAACGCTTGGACCGTGGACGCCGCCCCGGAAGCGTCGAACGCCGAACTCGCCGAGGTGGCCGCCGACCCGAGCCCCAGGTTCGACCTGGCCGTTACCGCCGACGCGAGATCCGACAGGTTCGCGGCCTTCTGCGCCGCCCCCACAATCCTGGAGTCGTCCCCCGCCGCGACAGTGCCCGGCCCCGTGCCGATCGGCGGGCCCGCACCCGACGCTTCAGACACCACAATGGCCGGGTTCCCGGCGGCGGGCTGGACAACGATAGGCGCGGACACGAGACTCCCTCAGAGGATGACGGTTCGGATGGGCTGCCACCCCGTAGCGGTGGCGAGGAATTCGGTCGCCGGCAGGACCTGCACGATCGTGGTGTCCTCCGCCGACGTGACAGCCAAGTCATCGGTTACGGTGAGCCCGAACACGAGGTAGTCACCGGCCATCGACGCCGGAGCTTGGAAGGTTCTGGTGGCGCCGGTGCCTGTGAGTGTCACGGTGGTGCCGCTGATTTGCCGCCACGCCCACGCGGTCACGGTGCCGTCCGGGTCCGTCGACGCCGACCCGTCCAACGTGACGGTCGCCCACGGCTCCACACTCGCCTGGTCCGCCCCGGCGTTCGCTACGGGCGGCTGGTCGTTCACCGGAATCCCCAACAGGGTCGGGGAGAACGTTGACCACGCCAACCGGCCGAGGAGGACGTCCATCGTGACGCCGGTCGCGGTGATCTTCCCGAACCTGTAGTGGTCGATCGCGCCCGTGGTCCCCAAATCGGCGGCGAACCCCGAATCATAGGTTTCCGTAGGTGAAGTGCCCGCTGCGACGTCGCCGACGTACAGCGCGGCCTGCACCCGTGAGGCTCCGGCCGTGGTCCTGGCGGAGGCTTGCATGTCGAGGGTGTACCAGCCGCCCGTCGTCAGGGTGGTGGTGAAGTCGTGGAGGGTGCCGGATGAGACGTTCGTGAGCCTCAGTTTCCCGGTGCCCAAGATTTGGGCTTTGCACATGACCGAGCTCGTGTTGCGGACGGTCACGAAGTCGCACGTCGCTGAAGGCAGGGTGTTGAACCAGAACGATATCCTGGCCGCGCCGTCCGCGACCGTCGCATACGACGGGGTGATCAGTTGGGCTACGTCCGTCGCCGACGGGGCCTGCACCGCATACGACAAGGGTGACACGCCGACCGTGTGACTGTTGGTGAACGTCACCGAACCGGTGCCGACCTTATTGACTTGCCCGAAGGGGGTGCCGGATGTGCCGCCCGAGTTCGCGACCGTAACGGCTGTCCCGTTCGTACCCCCGGCCGCGTTGTTGCTGTAGGTGGTCATCTAGTGGTACCTCGTCGCTACGGTCGTGAACGTGACCGGGTTACCGGCCGCGTCCAGGATGGTCGGCAAAGTGGTCTGCTGGTTCGCCGCGCCCGCGTACGTGTCTTGCACCATCACCGCCAGCTTCCCGTCAAGGTGACTGTCGCCGGGGTGCGCCGGGTTCTGGATGGTGTTCGGCGAGTCCGGCCACGCCGTTAGTTGCGGGTTGGCGTACGCGAAATGCATCCCGTTCGGCGCCAAGCCAGCATCAACGACGGCGACGGGGTTGACGTGCGTGACCCTGGCTGTCCGTTCGTGGTTGAACGCTCTAGTGTTCCGCGTCGACTGCACATCAACCGTCGTCACGTCACTGGTCTGGTACATCGTGAATTGGCCTATCGTCGCGTCATGCAGATAGCAGTTGCGGACGTGGACCCGGCCGGGAGTGCCCCGGAACGAGTTGAACCCGATAGGGGACGACCCGACCCTGGTGGTGCCGTCAACCATGTAGCCGCTGACTTCACAGTTCTTGATCGTCACGTCCAGGCAGCTATAGACGTTGATGCCGAACGTCTCCCCCGGCTGGCTACCCGCGTCACCCCGAATACCGTTGATGAGGAGGTTGTCCAACGTGGCGGGGTGCCCGTCCGGCCACAAACCCACCATGAGCCCGTTGTAGCAGTGCGGTTTGCCGGTGTTCGGGTCGGTCTGCTGGTCGGTGCCCTGTAGCTGAAAGTTGGTGAACTGCTGGTCGCTGCCTCCGGTGGCCCTTATCAGGTAGAGGGGGTTGGTCGCGGCCGTCGACTGGACCGGTACCGAGGACGCTTTCGTGGACGTGCCGGCCCGCATGCGGAGGACGGTGCCCGGCCCGGACCCGGCGATGCCGCCCGACGTGGCGGGAACCAAAATGCCCCATTGCCCGGACTGGGCGAAGTCGTCGAACTCGAATATCCCGACCGGCAAAGTCAGGACGTTCGGTGCGGCCGTGGTGAGCACCGATTGCAACGTAACACCGGACCCCCAAACCCACTTGCCGGACACGAGGCTCCCGCCCGTGTCGACGGATTCGAGGGTCGTGTAGCCGGTGCCGGATGGGCGGACCGTCCCCACATCGGGCCGCCGGTAGCGGCGCCACACGTTCGTGGGCCTCGCGAACCAGACGCCGGTGCTCACGGCGTCGGCTGCCACACGTCGAGGCCCGCGATCGCGTACGCACCGCCGATGGTGGGGGCGGTGGGGCCGCGCCACTTCACCGGCCTGAGCGTGTCCGCCGTCCCGGTGGTTCGGACGGGGACGGTGCCGGTGTAGATGATGAGGCATTCGGTGCCCCGGAACGTTTGCAACGCCAAATTGGCTTGCCCGGTGGCGGCTGTCACGCCCGCTTCGAGGTTGTTCAGGTTGGTCGCGTTCAGCTTCGAGCTGGTCGCTGGTGAGTTGGCCCACGTGGTCGCGACGTAGGTGATGTCAGCCACGGGTCCTCCTAGGCGGTGGGGTAGAGGGCGTCGGTCGGGTAGAGGGCGTCGGACGGGTACGCGGCCGCTCCGGGCGTGAAACCGACGGTCGAGGTTGGGCCGGTGCCGACGGACGTGACAGCGGCGACGGTCGCCGAATACGCGACGCCGTTGGTGAGGCCCGTGACCGTGGCTGTGGTGCCCGTCCGGGTCACGGTCCCGCCTGTCGGGGTGACCGTGTAGGAGGTGATGGGGGCGCCTCCGGTCGCGGGGGCGGTCCAGTTGAGGGTCGCTTGCCCGTCGCCGACGAACGCTGTGAGGGCCGTGGGCGCGCCAGGCAGCCCGAGGGGGGTGAACAGGCCGCTGACGGTCCCGACGCCCGCCCCGGCGCTGTTGACGGCCCTGACGGTGGCGGTGTAGGCCACGCCGTTCGTGAGGCCCGTGAACGTGACCGTGAAGCCCGTGGTGGTGAGGACCGTCCCCGTGTTCAGGGTGACGGTGTATGAGGTGATGGGGGTGCCGCCCGGCGACGACGGCGCCGACCAGCCGACGGTCGCCTGCCCGTCACCCGCCGACACTGTCACAGCCGTCGGCGGGCCGGGGGTCGGCAGGGTCGGCGGTAGGACCGTGACCGGGGAGAGGACCCTCACCAGAACCCGCTGCTCGTCCCGGTGCCCGTGGCGGGGGTGGCCCACGTGACCGTCCCATCCGACGCGAGCGTCAACACCTGCCCCGCACTGCCCGCCACCGGCGGCATGCCGATGAAGGAGTAGGGGGCGAATCCGTAGACGGTCGCGAACCCGTTCGACGACAGGAACGGGATGGTGATTTGGCTGCTGGGTGTCGCCGGTACAGCGGGTGCTGTGGCGCCGACCGTCCCGCCGGGGTACACCCACAACACGCCCGCCACCGTGAGCAGGTGGCTGCCGACGCCGTCCTGGACGAACCGGATCAGCGGCTCGCTGAGCTTCCCCGACGCGGGCGGGTTCGTGAACGACGCGGTGACGTCGCCGGTCAGGGTGCCCGTGAACACCGTCCCGAGACTGAGGTCGAGGTTCACCGCGCCGGTGATGTTGCCGAGCGCGACAACCCGAGCGTCCGGCGCGGAAGTGATCCGCACATCATCCCCCGCCGCGACCGTCCCCGCTGTGGTGCCGACGGTGACGCCGGACCCGCCTGTGGGGGCCTGCCACGTCGCAGCCGTCCCCGACACCGCCGTAGGCACTTGCCCGGTCGCGGGGGTGCCGCTGATCGTGACCGTGCCGATGGTGCCGGTGCCGCCCGCGACGGTGACGTTCCCAGACCCGTCCGGCTTGAGCCCGTTGACGGTCTTGACGTAGGTGACGGTCTGCACGTACGGCGCGTCAACCGTCGGGCCGGTGTACAGGTGCGCTTCCCCGTTCGCTATCAAAGCGTCGGTGGCGGGGGATTGGTCGATGGTGATCACGTCGTATTTCCGGCCGAGGCCGGTGATGGCCTTGTCCATCTGCAACGTGATCACGGCCACGGATCGGAGTGTCCCCAGGCGCGTCCGGGGTTGGTAAGTGCCTAGGTTTCCGGTATTGACAACTAGCCTGGACCGCGTATAGTTAACGGTATCAGCAACCGAGAGCAAGGACAGAGACAATGACCAGGACCAACATCTACGACTACTTCGACTTTCAGGCGGACCGGGCGTTCGTTGGGTGGTTCGACCCCGACCGGGCGGAAGCGTTCTACGGATCCGACCCGCATGAGACCCTGTACCGCACCCCCAGCGACCGGTGGGTTCTCCGACACAAGTCGGGCTACGGCGACACGCCCGCCACCTACGAATACCTCACCGGAGACGCCGCTAAAGAGTGGCTGCTCAAGACTGAATCCAACGACGACGCGGTACGCCGGTTCTTCGGTGAAATCGAGGACGAGTCCGGCCCGAACCTTGGCGGACGTCCCGAGGTCGGCCCAGCATTCAGCGTGAAGTTCCCGCCGGATCTGCTCGCCAAGGTCGACGAAGCCGCGCGGGCGGACGGGGTAAGCAGAGCCGAATGGCTGCGCCGCGCCGCGCACCACCAGTTAGCTCGGGCGGGCGCGGTCCAGTAGCGCCTCGAACGCAGCCAACTTCTCATCCTCCATATCCACCATCCCAAACGACAGAGGGCTCGTCCCGTCACCATGCAGGTACAAGCCGCCCCGGACGCCCTTCGCCAACGCGAACCCCCTGGGGTGGAACAGAACCCGGTTCACGGCCCACAACACCCCGTCCCTACGCAGGTGCACCGGTAGGGGGGTCATGATGCGGCGCCGAACAGAGATGGCTGCGGGGTCACAGGGAGGCAGTGAGGGGAGAACCACACCGCCTCCCGGCTGGTATTGTCGCGACCGGCGCCGTACCCGCCTTGCGCCTTCAACCTGTGGACGGTCCACCCGGCGTCCTCCAACGCCTCGTGGCCTTCACCCGCGTAGCCGCAAAGCGCGATCCGCATCAGCGGGTGGCCGCCGTTCACTGCGGCCCAATCGCGTACCGCGTGCGCGATGAGGAGGTCGTCGGAGGCGTATACACGCCACTGATCGACCGCTGAACTGTAGGGCGGGTCGAGGAGGATGCCGGTGACACCACGACGGGTGGTTACGGTTTCGCTTAGGACGCGGGTCCAGTCGCCGGATGTGACGCGGACGGTTCGGAGCCTGTCCGCGAGCGCGGCGAACCAGGCGTAAACGTCACCTAGGGGTGCCGCCGTCCGGTTGATACCGCGAGCCCGCCAGAGGTGCGGCAGTTGCCGCTTGACACCCGCGCCCGCATGGCCGGGGTCGCGCACCAACTCTCCATCGCGCACCGTCCACGGCCCGGCACCGCTACAAAACCCGGACCCGATCCAGTTGCAAACCCCCCACGCCCACCAGCCCGCCACCCGAGGGTCGAAGAAGTCCGGGTCACCCTCAATCCGTGCCCGGAACCCGTCCCGAATTCCTACGAGGTAGGCGTGCCGTGCATGTAGGTCGTTCTCGTTCACCGGCCAGTCCGCGTAACGCGCCGTGCCTTCCGGGTCGGCGGTGACGGCCCTCCAAAAGTTGGACACGAACGCGTCCTTATCGTTCACCGTCTCAACCCTCCGGCCGCCGTCCGGCCTGGCGAGGAGGACAGCGAGGGAACCGGCGAACGGCTCCACATAGTTGGGTGGGTCACCGAAACGTTGCCATATCGCGTGCGCTGCGCGGGATTTGCCGCCGAACCACGGGAACGGCGCGGCCAGCCCAGCCCCGCCGCTGTAAACGGCTGCGGTCACTCTTCCGTCGCCTGCTCATGCTCGGCGTTCACCAGCCCCGACAGTTGCTCCGCCATCCCCGTCACATAAGACGCGGTGAGGGCCAACAAAGGAACCTGCGTCCACCACGAGTGCGGCCACAGCCACACCACCGGGGCCACTACCGCCGCCCAATGCAGCGATAAGCACCACGGGCACGTGACGAGGTACGCCACCTTTTCGGGTGCGTGGCGGTGCGCCCACAACCGGAACGGCTGCGTCAAATAGTCCGTAGTCACCAAATGCGTCAACCGGGCCACAGCGAGAACAGTCAGAACCACTAGCAGCCATTCGGACCGGACCGGCACACCCTCATCATCCCCAACACCGTCCGGGGGTTAGGCGCCGAACATCGCGGCCTGAATCGGTCGCCGTAGACGCACCCGGATCATCTCAACCGATTTCGGGTCACGTTCGATCAGCACCGCACGGAACCCTTCCATCACCGCCGCCTCACCGGTCGTGCCCGTGCCCGCGAACGGGTCGAGGATGAGCCCGCCGGGTGGGGTGAAGAGGCGGGCGAGCCAAGCTATGAGGTCGCGGGGTTTCACGGTGGGGTGTGCGGTGCCGTCGGGGAGTTTGGGGCGTTCCGCTGTGGGGGCTTTCGGTTCGTATTTGAATACGGGGAAGAACCGGGACGCGCCGCCGCTATTCGCATCACTCGTGTAAGTCTTGTCTCTGTCCATACGATACGAGGATGCGACGGTATGCTGCTCTTTGTAAGGACGAAGCGCACCAGATGTCGTCACCCCGCTTTGCCGGTCTAGTTCGGCAGCGGCCGACTCATCCAACACCACATTCGCAGGCCAACGACCCGCAGGGTGGGACTCGAAAACGGCAGGCGTAGGAACCCATCCGTCATCATTCATGACACCGAGCGCGGTAGTCCGCGTTGTGCTGACACGCTCACCCGCGACCCGGCAGGCGTCTATGTTCAGCGCACCCGTACCCCACGTGACCACATTCGACGCCACCGTGCCCCGGATTGGTTTACGGGCCACCACGATCGGCTCCCAACTCGGGCGAAGAGCCGTACCGAACCCAGCCCATTGTTTCGCCTCGGGCGTCGCGGGAGCGGTCACGTCGCGATTCTCGCTGTCTGCGATATACGGGACCGCGCCCCCACCTGTGCCTATCCCGGTCGTACGCACACCGATGACCTCGCGGCTGTCCCAGTTGTCACCGGGCTTACCCTTCCGACCATTGAGGCGCCACACCTCGGCATCAAGATCGTCAGACATCCGAAGGTAGTCCTTGATGACAAGCCACTGATCCCACCGTGGGCACGCTGATCGGTGCGGCAACCGGGACAGCCACCAACCGCCCATATCACTAGTTCCCATATGTGCGTCGAGTTCCGCGCGAGTAATCCCGGCACGGTCAGCGGCGTCTGCCATCGCAGACGTAACTGCCGTGATCGCCGCAGAGTCATCTCGGGCGCGGTCGATCGCTTTACCGACGTCCCGACTCTTCGGAAAACCTTGCCCTTGGACCCACGCCAGCAGCGACGAGCCGTGCCCGATCGAATCCCGAACCTCGAACCCCGCGTCCTCCACCCCGCACGCCAACCTGTGAAACGTCCGGGTACCCCCGAACGCAGCGAGGAAACCGCCCGGCTTCAACACCCGCAGACACTCGCGAGCCCACGACTCGCACCACGCCTGGAACGCGCGCGGCGACTCGTGGCTATCCCAATTTTTACCCATGAACGCATACGAATATGGCGGGTCGGTCACCACCGAATCCACCGAACAGTCAGGCATGCCCCGCATCACGTCAAGGCAGTCACCCTCATACACGGTCACCGACTCGTCCCGGTACGCGGGGGTAAACTCGTTCACTACCGGCTCCTTCACAGTCGGTCACGCCCCCGGACGGTGTCAGCCGTCGCGGGGGTTTTCATACCCCTTATTGTACTTCACTGGCCTGTCAGTACAGGTCGGCGAGCATCAGTTTCGTCTGCGTCGACGCCGACCCGAACGGCACCGAGCCCGGTAGGGCGGTGAGGCCGGAGCCGTACTGCACGCTCCTGCCGGTGGTGTTGATCAGGTTCCAGTTCGGCAAACCGGTGACCCCGGAGAACGTCGGCATGGTTGTTGCCGCGCCGATGAGGAACCCTGCCCAGAAGAAGTTGGGCGCCACATTCAACGACGCGAGATACACTTTGCCGCCCGAGGCGTAGGTGCCGGTGACGTTCACGGGGACCGTGAAATGGGTCGCGTCGGTGACGGTGACAGCCCACGTGCCGTTGGCCTGGGTAGCGCCGACGATGCCTGTGATGGTGACTTGGTTGCCGGTGGTCAGGCCGTGCGCGGCCGCTGTGGTCACGACGGTGGGGTTCGCGGTGCTGACCCCGCTAATAGTCGCTACCGTGAGGTCGTTCAGTTTCTGGCCCGTCGACTGCCACGACACCGACAAGTCCAGGCTGCTGCCGAGCAGCGCACCGCCCGCGTCGAACGCCCCACAGAACGTGTTGGACAGGCCCACCCCGGCGGTGGCGACGTTACAGCCGCACGAGGCTACTAGCCTGCTTTCGCCGACCCATACTTTCGCGAGGTACAGCACCCCCGCCGTCAACGACACTGTCCCGGTGGCTAGGGCGGGGTCGAACGTGCAGAACCGGACGTTCACGTCATCCGCGCGCGGCCTCTGCATCCACGCCTTCCCCGCCTGCCCAACGTACGAAGCATCAGCCAACGCGTACCGGGTCACCCCCGCACCAGCTGTTGGTTTCGCGGGCGCGACGGTCGAGTTGAGGACCGTGTCCACCGTCGCCGTGAACGCCGGAGCCGTCAAAGCGCGAGTCCCGAGGGTGAACGCGGAATCGGTCGCGAGGGTGGACACCCCGCCCCGGTACAGGTTCACGTCCACAGGGGTCGCGCCGCCGGGCCCCCACTGCACCTTCCCGTCCGCGTCGACACCGAAACGGTCGTTCGCGTCACCGCTGATAGCGACACTGATCGCGCGTTTCACCCCGGTCAGGGGAACTTCGAGGCGGAGGATGCCGGTCGCGGCCGTGCCGAGCGCGGACACGACGCCCTTGAGTGCGGGGGCTGACCCGTCCGAGTTCCCCACCAGGCTCGTCCAGCCGTTGACTTTCGTCACGATCTGGTTCAGCCAGTGCCAGATCGCGTTGTGCTCACGCGGATGATCCCGCGTCGCCGGGTCGGGGGAGAAGACGTGCGTTTCGGGGCCGGGCAGGTCGTACCCCGTCCACGGCGGCGCCTGCCCACCGATCGGCACCGGAGGCTGAGCGACCGTGTAGCTACCTTGCAGGAACCCCGTCGTTGTACTGACGAACGCGTTCCACGCGCCGGTGGTCGTGTCATGCAACCAATTCCGGGAACCGTTCGTGTCGAACCAGCACGCCCCACCCAGACGCGGGATCGCCGTGAGGTCTATCGCGAACAGGTCCGTGTACCACTGCGCCTTGCTGTGGCCCGTGGCGGTATGCGTGGTGTCCTTCGGGTCGTTCAAGTCGACGCACCCGAACTCCCCGATCCACACCGGCGCCGTCGGATGCAACGCCGTCACCCGCGTGTACGTGTCGGCCTGGGTGGAGTTGGTGTGGCCTTGCAGGGTTTGCAGCGGCGTCATGTACGAGCCGTTGAGGGTGTTGTAGGAGTCGTAGCCGACGTAATCGACCCAGGTGGTGCCGGGGTAGAACTGTTCGAGGGGGATACCGCCGTTGGTGCCGGTGTCGTTCTGGTTGGTGCACCAGAACCATTTCACGTTGTTGGTGACGCCGAGGCTGGTGGCTTTCGCCCTCGCCTTGGTCACCATGTACTGGAACGCCGACACGTACTGCGCCGCGTTGAGGGTGGTGTTGGACCATTGGACGGTGCCGCCCGACGTCCACGCGGCCGAGTTCGCGACAGGGATCGTGAAATGCGTCGAGTCGACGACGGTCACGGTGTAGGCGCCGTTGATGAGCGCGCCGCCGACGGCCTGGATCTGAACCTGCTGCCCGCTCGCGAGCGTCGTGGCGGCCGATACGGTGACGGTTGTCGCCGCCGAACCCGTCGAAGAGACTGCGGTGATCGTCGAAGTGTTGTCCGCGTGCAGCGGGTTCCAGTTCATGAACTGGCCGTTCATTTCGTGCCCCCACCGGAACACCACCGGCACCGTCAGCCCGAGAGCCCACGTCAACCACTCGTCGATCTTCGTATCAAACGACCCCGCGAGCAGGTCGGACAGTTTCAGGCCCACCGTCCTGGACGGCTGCCACGCGATGAGCAGCGTCTGCCCCGTCCCAGCGGCCGCCGTGAACTCCCCATGCCCCGAAACGCTTGAATCGAAAGAGATGAACCATGATGAGATGTCGAACTGCCGGCCGATGCTGTACTGCCTCGCCGCGAACACCGGATAGTTATTGTTCGGGGTGACGTAATACTCGCCCCATTTGATGGCGGAAACGAGCGCGGTCACGCCCGGAACCTACCCAGCGGCGTCCGGGCTAGTACCAGTACCGGCGGCCACCCAACTCACGACCCAAACCGCCCACCACCAGCAGAGCCGCCCCGACCACGATCACCACCGCGCCGACAACCAGCAGCAGACCCAGTTTCAGGATGAACCCCAACACGAGCAGCACGATACCGAGAATCACCATCCCCCGATTGTCTGAACAACCGTCCGGGGGGTTAGAAGTACGTTTCGACGATCACCAGCCCCGCCGCGCCCGGACCGCCCGCACCCGACAGGTTCCCGTTCAACGACGCCCCGCCACCACCACCGCCAGCGCCGTAAGCCCCGCCAGCACCACCCGCACCGCCAGCCGCCGCAGTCGCCCCACCACCGCCGCCGCCGCCGACACCCGGACCGCCACCGGCCGCCGGGAACGCCGAACCCGCACCCCCAGCTACACCCACACCGCCCGCAGTGCCGCCACCGACAGCGCCGGACAACGCCCCACCAGCCGCCCCGCCCGCCGCGACCGCGCCCGTCGTCACACCACCACCACCACCACCACCGGTAGGCGCCGCCGTGCTGCCCGTACCCCCCGCCGTACCCGCGCCGCCCGTCGCGGACGAACCCCCACCAGCCGCGCCCGTCGCGGACCCGCCCGTACCAGCCGCGCCACCAGCAGCGGCACCCGCAGCCGTACCACCAGCACCGGCCGCGCCGCCGTTCGCGCCACAAAAATAGGTCGACGACGCCGCCCCGAAAATGGACGACCCGCCCGCCTGCCCAGCCGCGCCGACAGTCCCATCAGTCGACACCGCGACGCCGCCCGTAGCGCCGCCCACACCGACCGTCACCGCCACCGTCGCAGCCAAATCACCGGCCGTGAACCAACGGTCCGTGTACCCCCCCGGGCCGCCGCCGCCGCCGCCCGTCGACAACGTCCCCGACGGCTCCCGCGCACCGGACCCGCCCTGCCCACCGCCGGCCCACACCCGCACATGCACCGCCTTCGGGGTCGCCGACGTCGGCTTCGTCCACGTCCCGGTGGCGGTGAACTTCTGCACATCCACCGGCGGCAGCCCACCAACCCCGACCTGCGTCCACGTGTTACCCGTCGCCGCCGCCGTCTGCCGCCACACCACACCCGTCGTCGTCTCAACCATCTCAGACCCGGCCGTGAACACCGACCCCGCGCCCGGCGCCGTGAACACCCCCACCCGCGCCCGCAAATCGACGAACTGCCCCGCCTGCAAATTCACCACCACCGGCGGCACCGCCGACACCACCCGCACATCCAGCATGTCCACGTCGGTGAACGTCGGCGTCGCCTCCCCACCGCCGACCTCCGTAGCGACGAGCCGCGTCAGGTACGTCGTGCCACCCGACGACAAGTCGTCGACGAACTGCCCACCCAAATGGCAGGACGTCAGAGACGTGCCGTTGCGGATGTAGTACGCCGCCTGAAACTTGTACGCATCCAGCCGGGCGACACCGAGGTTATAAACCTTGTCATCGAAGGTGCACCTCGCCAAGCCGTTGAACCCGTACAGGTACAGGTACGTCGATGGGCAGTTGACGACGGTGTTGCCGCCGAACTCAAGGTCGGTGTCCGGCGACGCCGGCAGGTTGACCGCCGCCGCCGCGCCCACCCACCGGTACATGACGTCACCCGAACCGGGCGCGCCGGACGTCCAACGCCACTTCACGGTGTTGTTGCGGAACTTCCACCGCTGCATGACGTTCCCCGTCGACGGCAGGCCGGTGAGGCCGTCCGTGGATGTTTTGTTGAACCCGAAATGGGCGGTGCCGGGGAACCCGCCGGTCGCGGCGGTCGGCCACTGGTCAATGTTCAGGTCGAAGTAGTTGCCTTCCACCAGCCCCCCGGACATGGGGTTGAACGCCCAAATGCTCAACCCGCGACCGACGTTGAAGTTTTTGTTGTTCGTCCACGAGTAGCCGTCGAACCCGGTCGGGCCGGCGGGGATGGATGAGCAGAGGTTCCCCGCCGACTGGTAGTTCCATGTGACGTTGTCGTGGCAGGCGATGCCGGAGCCGTGCAACTCCAGCGGGCACACCGCGTTCGACGGCGCGGTGGCGCCTTGCAGGGTGGTGGCGCGGAGGTTGTTGCTCGACACGTCCTGCCCCGCCGCGTCGGTGTAGATGCTGGAGTGGTCGTGCCAGACGGTGGCGGTGCCGATGTTGAACCCGTCGTTGCCGGCTACCCGCACGTCGGTGATGCCGTTGGTTCGGCCGTCGAACATGACGAGGTTCCGGCCGTCCCAGTTCTGGAATCGGCAGCGGGACACGTTCAGGTGCCCGCCTTTGTAGGCGTTGATGGCGTACCTGTAGGGCGCCCCGGACGCGGGGTAGGGGTTGGACCCGGACTGCCCTTCGAAGGTGAGGTTTTGGATGTCGAGCCCGGTCAGGTCGAGGGTGGAGTTGACGGCGACGCCGAACACCGCCGTCCACGTCGTGACCGTGGCCGCGATTTTGATGGTGACGGTGCCTGGTAGTAGCGCCCGGATGGGGATGCCGGCGGTGAGGGGCACGAAGCATTGGGATGCGGAGTCGAGTGTGGTGAACAGGTAGGTGCCGGGGGATGGGACGAGGGGCGCGCCGAGGGTGACGCAGCGGGCGGCTGCGGTGCGGAACGCTGGGGCGGAGTCGGTGGCGCCGGTGGGGTCGGCGCCGTCGGCTACCGGGTCGACCCAGGGTGACCCGTTTTTGAATATGACGTTGCCGGTGAATGTGGCTCCGGTGGTCGGGGCGGCGCCGATCATGGCGGGGGTGACGGGGTCGAGGCCGCCCGGGACGTGCCTTCCGGCGTGGCTGGTGGACGCGACATTCGTGGACGCCATGCCGACGAGTTTCCGAAGGCGCGTCCGGGCTACACGCTGATGGTGACCGTCCCGTCCCCGTTATCGACGAGGGTCATGCCGGAGGTGCCGGGTACGTGGCCGGGCAGGTCCACCCACGCCGTCACACCGTCACCGGCCTTCAGGACGCGGGTGTCGGTCGCCTCCCCCAACTCGCCGGCGGCGAGGACGGGGTTCTTCGCGGCCCACTCGGCGGCGGTACCACGCCGCACCCGGATCGGCACCATGGCTCCTACTTTTGGTAGACGGACACGTTCTGCACTTGCATGACCGCTGCGGGGCCGGTGAAACCGCCGTACGTGCCGGTCGCGAATGAGGCGACGTCGAGGGCGCCGGGGAACCCGCCGTTCGCGACCGCGACGTTCAGGAGAATGTAGAAGGGGTGGTCGAACACCCAATCCGCCGGTTGCGGCACGTCCGTCTTGAGGAGCGTGAAGTAGGGGGTGGCGTCGAACGACCAGATAAGCCGGTCCGGTAGCCACTCCACGCTGTACGTGTGGAACGCCCCATCGAGCCGCGAACTGTGCGTGTGCGCCCCGGTGGGCCCCCACTGCGCGGCGTACCCGGGCCCGTGCACCGTCCCATGCACCGTGAAGAAGTCCTGCCCCTGCCCGATCTCCATAATGTCGATCTCGCCGCAACTCGGCCATTGTGATTGGGGGTAGTCCGCGCCGAGCATCCAGAACGCGGGCCACGCCCCCTTCCCGTACGGAACTTTGATCGTAGCCTGCACCTTGCCATAGGCGGCCGCGAACAGGCCCTTAGTCAGGACCTTCCCCGATGTCCAGGACCCGGCGCCGTCGTAGCCGGTGGTGGACTGGTTCAGCAGGCGGATCTCCAAACCAGCGGACGTGCATTCGGTGTTGGTGCGGGACGTGGTGTAAACCTCAAGCTCGGTGTTGCCCCACCCGCCGTTGAAGTAGGCGTTGCCCGTCCCCTGCTGAAACTGCCACTTGGACGGGTCGATCGGGCCGGTCGCACCCCCACCGGTCACGGGGAACGAGTCGGACCAGACCAACGAATACGAGCCGGAGCCGGGTGTCGGATACACAGGCCGCAGGGACGCGATGGTCGAGGCGAGGGTTGAGCCGGGGATCGCCGACCATGCCGCGTTCCCCGCGTCGACGCCGAGGATCGTTTTCCCCGCCGCGCTCGTCCCGGTGACGGCGACGCCCAGGATCTTCCCGACCGTCGGGTTCGGGTACGTCCCGGACAGGTCACCCCCGGCCGCCGACCCGGTTTGCACCGCCGTCGACAGGCGGGAGTCGTTCCCGGCCGCGACCGTGCCTGTGGTGGTGCCTACGTTGAGGGTGGCCGCGCCGCCCAGGCCAAGGTTCGCGCGCGCGGTGGGTTTGTTCACCAGGTCGGCGAGGTTGGATGCCTTCTGCGCGGCGCCCGTAATCCGGGAGTCGTCACCCGCAGCGACCGTGCCCGCTGTTGTTCCGACGGTGACGGTGCCGCCGCCCGAGGACGCGACGATGCTGATCGTCCCATCCCCGTTATCGACCACCGTCACACCACCACCGACCGACCCCCCACCGCCGCCGGTGCCGTCGGACGTGATCGTCGCGGTCCCGTCCCCGTTATCGACGACGGTCACACCACCCGCCGTGGTCACCGTCACATTCCCCGAGCCGTCCGGCAGCGAACCGTTCACCGACCGGACCGTCCCCGACCCGCCGCTGATGGTGATTTCCACGTCCCCGAACGAATCCGGCGTCACCCTGTTCACCGAATACACAGGCACCGGCCGCGCCGTCGGAGCGACCGGCCCGTCGTAGAGGTGCATCTCCCCCACGGACAGCATGTAATCCGTCTCCGTGGTGGACGGGGTGGAGATAACTTCACCCTGGTAGCCGTAGCCGATGATGCTCTTATCCATCATCACGGTTATGTTCGGCACGGGACGGACTATCCCCAGGCTCGTCCGGGCTACTGCACCTTACGAGT